GCCTTCCTGGGTCTGATCCCGCGCAAGCTGCTGCCCGACATGATCGGCGTCGGGAGGCCGGAGTGCAGCGCCGCTTTTAGCGTCTGGCTGGTCGAGTACATGGACACGAACGCCTACGACGAGCTGGGCAACTACCCCGACCTTGTGAAGCTCGCCGCCTACGAGAAGGCTCGCCGGGCACTCTAGTCCGTCCACCACCACCACCACGAAAGGCAACGACATGAAGAACCATGTACACATCGAGCCCGAGTATTATCTCTGGCGCTGCACGGGCAGCGTGTTCGAGACGAGAGACGACGCCGACTTCGCGCTTCAAGGCATGCCCACTGATCGACAGGTCGTCATCAGCGGACTGCGCGCGGCGTCCGCCGACCCGGCGCTGATCGCGTCGGTCGAGGCTGGCGACGACGTGAACCCGTCGACCGACGCCGGGCGCGAGATCATCGCCGTGCTGAAGATGCACCTGACGCCCGGACCCCCCACCGAAGAAGGAGGAGACTGACATGAACGACATCCAAGACAGCGCGCGCAGGCTCGCCGAGTTGTCGGCCAAGTACGCAGAGGAGGTCGCCCGGTTGCGGCGGTCGCTCGCGCTTGAGTCGATATGGCCCGACGTCTTCGCGCACGGAACGGCGACGGCAACGTGGGCCGCCCGCAACCGCTTGAGCCGACCTTCCGAGGTACGAGCGAACGGCAGGTATACGCCCGAGATGGAGACGCTGAAGATCACGAACGGCGCGGGCGAGGAGCGAGTGTTCCCCGCTGGCGAAGTGCCCGCCGAAATACCCCGACCCGACACCACTACCGAAAGGCCAGTATGAGCACCACCACCGAGAGCAACTTCAACATCGTCACGACCGTCGAGATCAGCGAGCAGCGAATCAGGGACACGCTCTGCACCGCGTTCGAGGGCGGCATCGGCTACTGGGCGCGATGCCCCGAGTACGGCTACACCGTCGCCAGCCCCGCCGAGTGGCCGGTCGTCTCGTATTACTACGAGCACGCGGTTCACCCCCAGGGCTACGTCACCATCGAGGACATCGAGGACGACGAGGACGGCAAGAAGCCTCGCTACAGGCTCGACCGCGAGTCGATCGCGGTCGGTCTGCGCATCATGGCGGCGGACTACCCGAGGCACTTCGCCGACCTCGTCAACGAGAACGACGACGCGGATACTGGCGACGCCTTCGTTCAGTGCTGCGTGTTCGGCGAGGTAATATACGGATGAGCACCCGATGCCTCGACTGCGTCACGATCTTCTTGGTCTACGCGCTCCTCGGCGCGTTGATCATGATCTGCTTCCTCGCGTAGCAGATCGACAATCACCCGTCGGCTGTGGTGGCCGACGTGGTGGCTAGTGTTGTTCCCCCGCGTCCTCTGCTTCGGCAGGGGGCGCGGGGTTTACGCGGTGCCGGGCGACACGTTCGTCGGTCGGCGAACCACCACCGAACGAAAGGACAGGAATGGTTACAACTAACGGACCCAAGTACCCCGACATCGAGGTCGCGCTCACGGGCGAAGACGGGAACGCCTTCAACCTGATCGGGATCGTCAAGAGGGCGCTGGACCGGGCGGCGGTTGATCGCGCCGAGATCGAGACGTTCGTCAGCGAAGCGATGAGCGGCGACTACGACAACCTGCTCGCGACGTGCATGCGATGGGTCGAGGTATCCTGATGACCGACACCCGATTCTATCTTCTGCTCGGCATCGTGCTCGGGCTCGGGCTCGCCGCGTGCGTCGCTGTGGCGCACTCGATGATCCACCCGGCGTCCGAGTCCCGTATCGGCCCAAAGTCCAGCACGCGCCCGCACAGCGCGCCGTGTGGGGCGCTACGGGGCACCCCCCCAGCCCCGGTGCGGACGGGCAGCGGCGGCACCTACCACGTCGGGCACGGGCAGCCGGGCGACGTCTGCGAGTGGGTGGTCCGATGAGCGCGGACCAGACGAGCTACGAAGCGACGCTCGGAAGAATCTGCGAGATCGTGAACGATACGCGGGGGGATCGGTTCGGGCTCGACGTCGTCGGTATCCGCATCGCGCTGCTCGCGTTCGAGACTGAGATCCGACGCGACTGCGTCGTCGCGCTCGGCGAAGGGATCGAGACGCTGCGGGCCTCGCTCGACGAACCGATCGACGAGCCGATGCCGTTCGCGCAGCCCGAGTCGCGTGACCCGAAGGCGGCACCATCCGCCGCCGCCGTTTCCGTCGACGATGACGGCAATGTTCAACTGAACGTCGGCACGCTGCCGACCCTACCCACGAAGGACTGACATGAAGAAGACGACACGACGCGGCGCGACGAAGCGGGGCGGGCGACCGAAGTCTGATCCCGGTCGGCTCGGATGGAACGGCGTCGCGATGCGCGATCGTCGTGAACTGAAGGGCATGACGCGGACGATGCTGGCGGCGATGTTGCGCGTGCAGTTCAGCACGCCCGCCACTAGCTCGACGCTCGCGCGCTGGGAACTCGGCGAGGCAACGCCGACGGCCTCGCAGGCGACAGCCGTATCGAAGGCGCTCGGCTGTACACGCCGCGCGCTCGGAACCACCACGAAGAAGTAATTGAAAGGAACCACCACCATGAAAAGAGAGGCTGACCGGATTCTCGAAGCCATGCGCTCTGCCGCCCCGCGCTTGCAGAACGGAACCTACACCGTGTCGCATCCCGACCGCGCGCACTTCACCGTCGAGGTGCGCACGGCGTTGAAGGGCGGGCTCGCGGGGAAGCGCATCATCGCGCTGCTCGTCGGTTCCGACAACACCGCCGACTACATGGGCGTCGCCTTCTGGGACGACGACGCGGAAGGCAAGGGCAAGGCGAACGTGTGGAGGAAGCACCGGGGCGACGGGTCGCGCGGAGTCGTGGACGGCTACGCGTGGAGCGAGGCGTTCAGTATCGTCGAGCGCAAGCTCACGATGATGCTCGACCTCGCGCTGCGCGGCGACGAAGGATTCTGGCACGCGGAAGGCTACGAGCTGCTTCGAGCAGGTGCGTGCGTCCGCTGCAATCGCAAACTCACTACACCAGAAAGCATCGAACTGGGCATCGGCCCGGTCTGTGCGAGAAAAGGAAACTGAAGGATATGAATACCACCACGAATGAAACCGATTACCTCTGCTGCGAAATGTGCGAAGCGCATATCAGCGGGACGTACGCGGGGGCCACGAAGGACGAGGCGCACGTCGGCGTCGTCTCGGGGCGCTGGTTGTGCAACGTGTGCGCCGACAAGGAGAGGCCGCCGAAGAAGAAGCGGTCGTTCGAGTTGACCGTCGTCGAGGCGCTGCACGAACTCATCGACATGCAGTGCGGCGACGACGTCGTCGTCGTCGGCAAGGGGGACACGACGCCGAATTCCATGCTCCGCGCGTACGCTCCGCTCTCGATGGCGCACAGCCCCGCGAAGGAGCGTCGCCTTACATACGAGGGCGTCGGTCGCAACGGGCTGACGACGAAGCGCGGCACGCTGTCGGGGATGGTCGCCGACCGGCGGCAGTTCGGGTCGCCGGGCAGCCGCGTCGAGGTAGCGCCCGACGAGGAGGTCGTGCCGAGGCGACACGCCACCACGCAGTCGGTCGGGTCGTACACGAACTCGCTGCTCACGACCGCGCGGTCGTGCCTGCGCAAGTACCAGTGGCAGTACGTCGAGCGCATCGAACTCGACGCCGACGAGGAGAAGGAGGCGCTCGCTGTCGGGACGTGCTGGCACAAGGCGCACGAAGCCACCTCGGCGAGCGGCGACAGCGCGCTAAGTGCTCTGCTCGATCCGTACCTCGCGATCGCGAAGCACGCGCCGAACGAACTCTGGAACGAGAAGCTGCGTCGCATGTACGCCGCGCACGGCTGGTACTGGTCGCAGCACGACGACGCGTACGAGTCGGTCGGTGCCGAGCACGAATTCGAGATCGAGCACGAAGGCGTCACCTACAAGGGCGCGATCGACGACGTGCTGCGGCACAAGGCGACCGGGCGGATCGGCGTGAAGGAGATCAAGACGACCGGCGACTCGCTCGGCGACGACTCGATGTACTGGCGACGCTGGCGGCTGAACACGCAGGTCGGTCTGTACGCGCTTGCGCTCGGTGAGCGCCCGTCGTTCATCCTGCTCGACGTGACGAAGAAGCCGACGATCAAGCCGAAGCGTCTGATCAAGAAGGACGTCGAGAGGATGCGCGCGGAATTCGGCGACACGATCTCGCCCGCTTACGCCGACTACTGCGGCGAGCAGTTTCACGAATCGCACATCGAAGACGCGATCGCCGTCGGTCAGGAATCGAACGAGATGTACGGCGCACGACTCACGCAGGACATCGGGGAGCGTCCCGAGTTCTACTTCGCCCGTCGCGAGATCACTCGCACCGAGGGCGACTACGACGAGCTGATGCACAACCTCAAGTCGCAGGTCGATCTGATCAGCTACGCCGAGCAGAACGGTCTGCTGCACCGCAACCCCGGAGCGTGCGAACAGTATTCGTGCGACTTCTTCTCACTTTGTGAGAGCAACGTACGCCCGCAATCGGGTATCGTCCCGACCGGCTTTCGCCGCCGCGAGAAACTCCACCCGGAACTCTCGTAGCACTTCACAACCCACCACCTCGCTCAGAGGACACAAGGATTCGTTCATGAGTAAAACACCCGCCCCGCCGCCCGCGCCTGCACCCGCACCGCCGTCGGCCCCCGCCGCAACCTTGAAGCAGTCGCCGCGCGCATCCGTGCCGACGGCGCTGCCGCTCAAGATCACGACAGGCGTCCGCAGTACAGCGGAACGCATTGTCATCTACGGGACCGGAGGCATCGGCAAGAGCACGCTCGCGATGTACTTGCCCGGTGCCCTCTGGTTCGACGTCGAGAACGGTGCGACCCACCTTCCCATCGCCAACGCTGGCGACGTCACCGACTGGCTCACGTTGCGCGGCATGCTCGCGTCGATCGAGGCCAGCCCGCCGAAGGGCGTCAAGTCGATCGTGGTCGACACGGTGACCGTCGCCGAAGAACTCGCGAAGGAGCACGTCATCTCGACGCGCTCGACCGAGAAGGGCAAGAGCGTCGACTCGATCGAAGGCTTCGGATGGGGGAAGGGGTGGCAGTTCGTGTACGAAGAGTTCAACGGACTGCTCGCCGACCTCGACCGGATCTGGAGCAAGGGTATCAACGTCTGCCTGATCGCTCACGAAGTCGCGTCGCCCGTGCCGAACCCGATGGGCGAGGACTACATCCGATGGGAGCCTCACCTGTTCTCGGGCGACAAGAAGGGGCGCGGTTCCGTTCGGGATCGCGTCAAGCAGTGGGCCGACCACGTTCTGTTCGTCGCGTACGACGTGTACGCGAAGGAGGGCAAGGCCCAGGGCAGCGGCACCCGAACTATCTACTCGGCTGAGATGCCGACCCACATCGCGAAGTCGCGCGTCTCTCAGGTCGCGCTTCCTTTCCAACTTGAGAACCCCGGCGCGGTCTGGTCCGCGCTCGGCATCACGCAGTAACCTTCACCACCACCGCGCACCACATCGATTCGGTGCGCAGAAAGAAAACTATGAACGAGAATGCACAGACGCAGATCGACGAGCAGCAAGGCGCGGGCAGCTACCGTGCGAAGCCGTTGTCTTGGACGATCGAGAAGAAGGACTCGGGGTCGGTAGCGATCGCGATCCAGTTCGGCATCATCCAGAAGTGGCACCCCGAGGGCGAGGGCACATGGTCGCAGCCGTGGCCCCCGGGGTACTACACCTACAACCGGACGTATGTCATCAAGAAGGATGGCAACATGAACGACGGCGCGGTCAAGGGGCTCGCCGACGCGGGGATCTGGAATGGAAACTGGGATCTGCTCGCGGGTGATCCGCCCGACGTCGTCGTCATCATCGACGTGCAGCGCAGCGAGTGGCAGGGCAACGTGAGCTACCGTGCGGAGTGGATCAATCCGAACGCCGACCGCCCGGTCGAGCGGGGCAGCGGCTTCAAGCCCGTCGATACTGATCTGCTCGCGCAACTGCGGCAGAGGTTCCAGTCCCAGACGAGCGCGATCGTCGGTGGCGCACCCGCTGGCGGATCGCCGCCCGCACCGCCGCAGACCCAGGTCGCACCGCCCGCGCCTGGGATCGTCGGCGATCCTCTCGCGACGCCCACGCCGCCCGCGCCCCCGGGTCCGCCGCAGGGCATCGACCCGCTCGGCATCGACACCAGCGCCAGTCAGGCGTTCCTCCACGGCGACGGGAACGCGTCGGCTGGTGGGCTTGAGGACTGGACGCCCACAGCGTAGGCTGATGGCGTCAACTCTCTCGGGGGCTCCCCGGCAACGTGCGCACCACGTCGTTGTCGGGGGGCCTTTCTTGTTTCACTCCCATCGCAGTCGTACGGTCGCGGCATGATCGTCGTCGTCGACACGCGCGAGCGTACACCGTGGACCTTCGAGGGCCAGCGGGGCGTCACGCTCGAACGCGCGAAGCTCGACAGCGGGGACTACTCGATCAGGGGGCTCGAACATCGCGTCGCGATCGAGCGCAAGTCTCTCGACGACTGGACCGGAACCGTGCTGCGTGAACGCGCTCGGTTCTATCGCGAGCTTGAACGCCTGCGCGCGTTCGACTTCCGATGTGTGATCGTCGAGGCGGGCGTGCGCGAGATCATGGCGGGCAGGTACACCTCGCGAGTATCGCCATCCGTCGTGATGGGATTCGTCGCCGAGGTCAGCGTCGCGCAGAACGTACAGGTGCATCTCGCTGGCAGCCGCGCCGAGGCGCAGGTGCTCGCGGGCGCGTTCCTGGGCATGGCAGCGAAGAAGCTCGGCGCGTAACCGCGACGGCTTCGACATCGAACACCGACGCGATACGCGTCGGCATGGACGTCGCCTCGCAAGAGCGAGGCAACCGGCGATCCATCCACAACCCGTAACCACCACCGAGAGAAAATCATGACAACCGAAATCCGTCGCGGCGTCGTTGGCCGCGTGTTCTTCTGCAACCCAGACTCGCCGTTCATGGCTGGCGTTCTCGCCGAAGAGGGCGGCGGCGAGATCCGCTTCAGCGGCAAGGTCGCCGCGCAGCCGGGCGACAAGCTCGAAGTCACGGGCAAGTGGACCCGTCATCCGAAGTTCGGCAAGCAGTTCGAGGTCGAGACTGGGCTCGTCAAGATGGACGAGAGTCCCGACGCGCTCGCGCACATGCTCGCGACTGACAAGCGGTTCAAGGGGCTCGGCCCGTCGCGCGCCAAGAAGGTCGTCGACGCCGCGCTGTCCCTCTCGACCGACGGCAGCGTCGCGAGTGCGCTGTGCGAGTACCCCGCCGAAGTCGCCGAACGCTCGGGCGTGACGATCGGTATCGTCACCGACGCGGCTGCGCTCTGGAACGAGAAGCGCGCATACTTCGACGCGCTCGCTGCGCTCGCCGACGTCGGCTGGTCGAACGCGCAGGCTCAGGCGATCGTCAACAAGCTCGGCGACAACGCGCCCGCGCTCGTCGGCAGTGATCCCTACATGCTGATCGGCAAGATCCCCCGCTTCGGCTTCAAGACGGTCGACACCGTCGCGCGCAAGATGGGCGTCAAGTCGACCGACCCGCAGCGGCTCTACGCTGGCGTCGCGTTCTGCATTGATCGCATATCGCAGAACGGGAACACATGGACGACGCGCGAGGCGCTGCTGGACGAGTCGACGCAGGAGCTTCGGCCCGACACGATCGACGGCGAGGACAAGATCGCCGGGGCGCTCGCGTCCCTGATCGCCGACGGCTCGATCCACGTCGACCGATCGCCGCTCGGTGCCGAGGTCGTCGCCGACGCCCGGCTCGCGGCGGCGGAGTTCAGCGTGTTCAGCGCGCTGCGTCGGGGGCTCGACGACGGCGGCGTCGCCCCGCTACGCGGTGCGTCCACGCCCAAGCTGCGCGCGCTCGTCGCGTCCCTGAACGACGGGCAGGCCGCTGCGCTCGAAGGGTTCGCACGGCGCAGGTACAGCGTGATCTCGGGGGGCGCGGGCGTCGGCAAGACGTACGCGATGGACGCCGTGTGCTCGATCGCCGAGTCGGCTGGCGTCAGCGTCGAGTTGTGCGCGCCGACCGGCAAGGCCGCGCGCAAACTGTCGCAGGCGACCGGGCGTTCGGCGCAGACGATCCATCGCCTGCTTGAGCCGATATTCGACAGCGAGACGGGTGGCTTCACGTTCACGCGCAACTCGGGCAACCCGCTGGACGTCGGGCTCGTCGTACTCGACGAGGTGTCGATGGTCGACGTGCGCCTGATGCGTTCGCTCCTCGATGCGCTGAAGCCGACGACGCGACTGCTGCTCGTCGGCGATCACCACCAGATCCCGAGCGTCGGGCCGGGCGCGATCCTGCGCGACATCCTCGCGGCTCGGGATTCGTACCCCGAGTCGGTGCATGTGCTCACGGAGATCGTGCGTCAGGCTGGCGTGCTCGCGGTCAACACGACCGCGCTGCTCGACGGCGTCGTCGTCATGCAGGAGACGCCGCCGTGGGGGGTGCAGCGAACCGAGAAGGGACACGAAGAGGGAACGGCGGCGATGGTCGCGATGATGATCGAGTCGATCGTCACCGCGCCGACTCCGCTGCAACCGTTCAACCGGCATCTCGATCCGGCGTGGGACATTCAGGTGCTCGCGCCGATGAAGAAGGGACCGCTCGGAACGTGGGCGCTGAACGTCGAGCTACAGAAGCTGCGGCAGCGGTTGCTCGGCAACGCGCCGCCCGAGACGACGCCCGACGGTCGATCGCCGAAGCCGGTTATCGGCGACCGCGTGATCTGGACGAAGAACGACTACGAGCTTGACCTGTTCAACGGCACGCAGGCGACGGTCGTCGGCATGCTCAAGGGCGGCGCGATGAACCTCATCACCGACAGCGGTCGCGAGGTTACGATCCCGGCGGCGAAGCGCATCAACGTCGAGGTGGCGTACGCGATGACGATCCACAAGGCGCAGGGGAGTGAGTGGCCGATGGTCGTCGTCGTCGCGTCGTCGAAACATTGGATCATGCACGACCGCAACCTGCTCTACACCGGGGTGAGTCGCGCGGCGGAAGCCGTGACGATCATCGGCGACGTGCAGGGCATGAGTCACTTCGCACGCGAGAAGAAGAGCGCAGCGCGTCAGACGTTCGGCGGCTTTCTCGTTCACGGATGGCAGCCGGGCCTCGCGCCCGTCGAGTCATAATCGCAAGCGCGAGCGGCGTATCACGTCGCTCGCGTTTCATCACATCTTGCTACCCCCCATGCACGGCTTCGCGCCGTGCGAACTAACCCAAGCAAAGAAACACCAGAGGGAATGACGACAACGAGAAAGCAGAGCGTGTACGACAAACTTCGGGAGATCCTCACGGCGAAGGATCTGCTCGCGCGACTGAACATCCCGATCGTTCGCGAGGCTGGCAGCGAGTTGCTATGCGACCCGCTCTGCCACGAATCGACATCGCGCGAGGCGCTACAGATCAACACGCACACAGGGCGATGGATCTGCCGGGCGTGCGACGGGATCAACGGCGACCTGATCCAGTTCGCCGAGTACGCGTTGACCGGCGGCGGCATGCCGTCGCGCGGGTCGTCGCAGTCCACGTCGCAGTCGCATCGCGACGCGGTGCGGTGGCTCTGCGAGCAGTACGCCATCCCGTACGAGCCGAACGGCGTCGGCGCGGACAACGCGCTCGACGTTGTGCATCTCTTCGCGATGGCCGCTCACGATCACCTGCTCGCGTCGCCCGACGTACTCGCGTGGGTACAGGATCGGTGGGGCTTCGACCGCGCGACCGTCGAGCAGTACGGCATCGGCTACATGCCGAGCCCGCTACTTCCGGCGATCGTGCGCGAGTCGTCGGGCTCCGGGTCGATGAGCGACTTCAGGTCGTCGGGCGTCGGGTTCTACCCCGGCGGCGGCGTGCAGCTTGTGACTCCGTTCGAGGGTCGCGTGCTGTTCCCGTATCTGGAGATGGGCCGCGCGGTCTACCTCATCGGGAGGTCGACGCAGTGGACCCCGAAGCGCGACGGTCGCACGCCGTCGAAGTATTACAAGCTCCCGGTCCACAGCGACACGCGACCCTACATCTCGAAGTCGATCACGAACGACCACCTGTACAACGAGCCGGTGCTCGCGGAGTCGACGACCGTCGTCGTCGCCGAAGGAGTTGCCGACGCCGTCGCGCTCTCCGCTCTCGGCGTCCCGGTCGTGTCGCCGGTCACGATCAACTTCAACAAGACGGACCTCGAACGCTTCGTTCGCAAGTGCGGCGAGCACGGCATCGGTCGCGTCGAGATCCTGTTCGACAACGAACTGTCGGGCAGCGGAAACCACGGCGCGCGTCGCGCTGGAATGAAGCTCGTCAGGCGCGGCCTCGCCGTGACGATCCTCACGCTACCTCTTGGCGCGCATCAACTCGCCGCGCGTGACGAGGTGATGAAGTCTCTCGGCGAGAAGGCGTTCGCCGAGCTGGAGCGTGCCGAGCCGAAGCGACGCAAGGAGATCGTCGAGGAGTGCGACGCCGATAACCGCGAATGGGTTCACGCGCAGATCGCGGCGTCGAAGATCGACGCCGCCGAGTGGGCGGCGATCGAGGGCGCGGGCGCGGCGGGCAAGCTCGACGCCATCCGCAAGGCTGGCCGCGACGTGGTCGAGCTTCAGGTCGACGAGGACGCGCGCGACATCGACATGACCGCCGACGCGTTGACGCGTCTGAACCTGTTCGCCGAGTCGATCGTGCTCGCGGCTCACGTCGACGAGCGAATGATGCGTGCGCTCTACGCAGGCGCGATCGCGAAGGCGGCGGGCAAGAGCGTATCGAAGGCCGACGTGCTTCAGCGGATCTCGAAGGTCCGCAAGCAGTCGGTGCTTCCCGCGCGCAAGGACGACGAGTCCAAGATCGCGAACGATGTCGAGGCGAGCGCCGTGACGTTGAATCTGCTGCCGCCCGAGGTCGCGCACTCGCAGCCAGCCGCACCCGCCGCACCCGAGGGCGACAGCGACGCGCCAGCCGCACCGCCAGCGCCCGGCCACGCGGTCGGCGACGAGCACGACCGATACGCGTCCGTGCGTCAGTCAGTCATGCGGGCGGTCGACAACAAGGCCGACGAGGAGGCGCTCGGCAAGCACGTCGCGCAGACCGTGACGATCTCGATGGGATACACGCCGTTCAGAACCCCCGACGAACTGTACCTCGTACGAGGGAACGAGCGCGTCGCCGTCGGCGTCGATCGAATGCAGCCGAGGTTCCGCAGCCTGATCTATCGCGCGTCGGGTCTGTCGAAGGACAAGTCATCGCACCGCCCCTATATCGCGGCGGCGATCTACTTCCTCGAACACGCATCGCGCGAGGCGGCTGACGTGTCGTGGTCGCACGTCGGCAAGGACGGGTCGATCTTCTTCCCTACCGGCGATCTCGCCGGGCGCATCATCAAGATCGGGGTCGGCACCGTCGAGCGTACGCGCATGGCCGAGGCCCGCGTACCGGCGGTCGCGGGTCACGACTTCATGCCGTTCGAGTACGTCGAGGAGGGCGGCGGCATCGAGCGCGCGCTGACCTGCTTCAAGTGGACGTCGCTCTCGGACGGCGACCGGCTGGTGCTCATCTACTGGCTGGTCTGCCTGCCCGTCATCCGCAAGATCGGCGCGGCCCCCATCGTTCGCATCGAGGGCGGCAGCGCGTCGGGCAAGACGCGGGCGGTCGACGCCGTGTCGGTGCTCGTCAACGGTCGCAAGAGTTCGAGCGTGCCGACGAGTGCCGCGATGATCTCGCGACTGTCGACCGAGATGCTGACGATCGACGACAACCGCGAGTCGGCTGACGTCAACAGCGCGCTGCGCGGCACGCTACTGCAAGCGACGAACCTCGGTGCCCGCGAGAAGCGCAAGGGCAACAGCGACACGGGCACGGTGATCGAGCGCGTGTGCGGTGCGCTGCTGATGAACGGCATCGAGCCGATCCACGACGGCAAGTCCGAACTCGCGAGTCGGATGCTCACGCTCCAGTGTTCCCAAGCGCACCAGCGTCTCGGTTCGCCGCGCGCTGACGACGCGTTGGCCGAGGCGATCATCGAGTCGCGTGACCTGTTCTGGTCCGACGCGACGCGTCGCTGCGCTCGCGCCCTCGAACTCGACGAGCAGTGGGGCGAGGGCATCGGCGCGAACATCGAGGAGATATTCGGCAACACGCGCATCGGTCGGCTGTCGCGCTACCTGCGGCTGATGTACTTCGCGTGGGTCGCGGGCTTCCCCGAAGAGGAGCAGGCCGCGCATCTCGAAGAGGTCGACCCGTTGTGGCGCGACGCGTTCTCGTCGCTCGGGTGCTACGCGTTGCAGTCGTTGATTCAGGAGGAGCTTTCGGTGACGGCGATCAGGTACGCGTTCGCGCATTGTCGATCGGTGGCCGAGCAGATCCCCGGCAGCGAGCAGCGGCACGCGTACGACGGCAAGTTCGTCGAGGACACGGCGAAGCGTGAGATGTTCCTCGGGCCGATGCGCGCGTCGCACCTCGCGCGGATCGTTCGGTCAGCCGCGAAGGATCTGAACGCGCCGGGCACCCTGTCGATCTGGCTGCGCGCGGGGCAACTCGGCGCGAGGCTGATCGACGGGCTCGGCTTCCTCCGCGAAGCCGGGATCGACGTCGATGTCGAGACGACCCGCAAGGGCGTCGCCCGGTTCGCGTTCAGGATGCGGTCGAGCGCACCGGCAGGGGCGGACGCGAGCGACGTCGGCGACCCCCTCGCGGGGGCTGGCCGTACGACGCCCTCAGAGCGCGCCTAACGGCTTCCGGGGCGGATACGGGTCGCGGCCCCCGTTTCCGCCCAAAGTCCAGCACGGGGGCTTACAGAGGCCTCACAGGGCCTCCTACGCCCCACGGGGGGGGGCACCCGGGGGGGGGCCCCCCGGGCGCCCCCCCGGGGCCCCCCGGGGGGGGGGGCGCGCTCGGTCGCCCGCGACGGACGGGGGGGCGAAAAAATTGGCCCTCAACAGGGAGGGTGACGAATCCCCCGGGCGCGCTGCGCGGAGGCGCGTACGTCCGCGCGTACAAGTATCAACGCGCGCACGCCTCCGCCTGCGCCCGAGATACTAGTCACCCTTCATTTATCTCAAGAGATTTTCTCGCGCGTGTTTCCGTCGGCGTTGACTACAGTCTGCACGCGCATCGGCCCCCCGGTTCGCCTCGCGCGGTCCCGTGGTGGTGATCGACGAGCAACCTATCGGGGGGCCACCCCGCCATCATCGAGGGACAACTATGGGCACGGACGAGCACGCCTTCTCCGAGGAGACTCGGGATCGAATCCAGCAGCTTGCCGCGACCGGCATGAACCCCGCCGAGATCGCGCTCTACCTCGACGTCAGGCTCGCCGACATCGGCAGGCACTACGCGAACGACATCGAGGTCGGCATGATGAAGGCGACGGTCGCCGTCGCCCGCAAGCTCTACGCCCACGCGATGAGCGAAGACGACGGGTGGATCGACGCGGCGAAGTTTTGGCTCACGCAATCGGGCTGGAAGGCCCACCAACGAAAGGGCAAGTGATGGAGACGAGGAAGAACGCCGCGCGTATCGTCGGCGACCTGAGGGCGCTGGCGGTTCCGATCGGGGATCTGGTTCCCGACCCCGCGAACGCGCGGCTGCACAACGAGCGCAACATCGGCGCGATTGAGGCGTCGCTGTCGAAGTTTGGGCAGCGCAGCCCGATCGTCGTTCAGAAGCGGGGTATGGTGGTCCGCGCGGGGAGCGGAAGGCTTGAGGCCGCGAGGAACCTGGGCTGGACCGAGATCGCCGCGATCGTCGTCGACGAGTCCGACCGCGAGGCGACCGCGTTCGCCATCGCCGACAACCGCACCGCCGAACTGGCGACCTGGGATAGCGACGTTCTCCCCGACTTCCTGTTCGACATGCGCGACGACGACGACGGGGATCTGCTGATCGGGTGGTCGGTCGACGATCTGGCGCTGATGAAGATCGGCGGGTCGGACAGTCTCGACCCGCCGGGCGACGTACCCGACGACAAGTACCTTGAGCAGTACGGCGTCATCGTGATCTGCGCCGACGAGGCCGAGCAGGAGAAGGTGTTCGCGGAGCTTCGCGACGGCGGTCGGGACTGCCGGGTGGTGACGACGTGAACATCTCCGTGCGCAACGAGTGCGCGGACTACGATACCTATCGGGCGTCGCGCGTGAAGTCGCTGTTCAACGTGGAGTCCGGCGCGAACTTTAGCCTCGACGCGTCGCTCGACATCGACGACGACGACTGGGGGCTCGGCGTCATCGTCGGCCCGTCGGGCTCGGGGAAGACCAGCATGGGTCGACAGGTTCTCGGCGAGGGCGCGATGTACGAGGGGTCGTGGAACGCGGGCTCGCCCATCGTCGACGAGATCGCGCCCGCCGGAAACTTCGACGCCGTGACCGGCGCGCTGTCCGCCGTCGGGCTCGGGTCGGTACCAACTTGGCTGCGGCCTTACGCGGTCCTGTCGAACGGGGAGAAGTTCAGGGCCGATCTCGCGAGGGTGATCTCCGAGGCCCCCGACCGCGTCGTCGTCGACGAGTTCACGTCGGTCGTCGACCGACAGGTCGCGAAGTTCGGCGCGCTCGCGTTCGGCAAGGCGTGGAGGCGAACGGGCGGCAAGTGCGTCCTGCTCTCCTGCCACTACGACATTCTGGACTGGCTCGAACCCGACTGGATCTTCGATACCGCCACCGCGAAGTTCGCAAGGGGGTCACTTCGGCGAAGGCCAGCTTTTGAGCTTGAGATTCGGCAGGTCGACTGGAAGCTGTGGCCGCTTTTTGAGCCGCATCACTATCTGAAACTGCCGATCATGCCTGCGGCCCATTGCTACGGCGGATTCGTGGACGACGAGCCCGTGTGCTTCATGGGCATCGGAACGAAGAACAGGGGCAGGAGGGTCGAGGCCAGGGGATGTCGCCTCGTCGTCATGCCCGAGTGGCAGGGCGCGGGCGTCGGGATGAAGTTCCTGAACCACGTCTGCCAGATGCAGGCGGACGGGGGGGGACGGCTCGCCGGTCGAAGGGTCACGACGATCTTCCACACCAGCCACCCCGGTCTATGCTCGGCGCTTCGCCGCGACAGAAGATGGCGTCAGCTTTCCGCCATGCTATACGGGGCGAACAAGGTGAAGTCGGCGAGGTCGTACGTCTCCTCCCACATTGCGAACGCGCGGTCGCAGGCTTTCAACGCGGGCTTCGGCGGGCACTTTCGCGCCGTCCAGGGATTCCGCTACTACGGCCCCGCCGGGATCGAGGCCGCGAAGAAATGAACGCGTACGTCTACCCGACCAAGAACCCCGGTCACCCCGCGTACGTCGGCGCGAGGGACGCGCTGCGCGACCTCGGCATTCCCGAAGCCCCGTCGCCGCAGACGGCGACCGTCGCCATCGCGCCGTCGTTGCTTCGGATACTCCCGGCCAGCGAGCTACTGGCCCCACAACTCGGGACGCTGATTCTGCACCCGTCGCTGCTCCCGCGACACAGGGGGCCGGACGCCGTTCGGCATACCTACTTCGGCGACGAGGCGTACACGGGCGCGACGTGGTTCTGGGGCGACCTTCGCGACCCCGACATGGGCGACATCTGCGAGCAGGAGATTGTCGAGATCGACCGCGCCAGCTTCGGCTCGCCGGGGTCGTTCTACTATTCGCGACTGGTCCCCGCCGGTATGGTCGCGCTGCGTCGCGCGCTCGTCGACATCGCGAGCGGGCGCGCTCGCCGCGTGCCGCAACCCGAGAGCGCGCAGACGACCGAGGGCGCGTGGGGTCGCAAGGGGTGAGCAAGATCGGATCGGCACCTATGGCAGAGGACAGCAGGTGGATGGACGCTCTAAGAAAAAGGACTCACGACCTGTCGAATCAGGTGATGGTCGCGAACATTGAAATGATCGAACTCAGCACAAAGACCGCGCACCTCATCAGTTCCTTCGAGAAGCTGGAGGAGTCTGTGGAGCGACAGTCAAAGGTACTTCAGAGGCTTGAGTATCAAGCCCAGGTACTGAAGTGGCTGCTCGGAGTTGCGACTGTGGTTCTTTGCGGTCTGATCTTGAGGGAGATCTCGGGGTGAGACAGACCCGGCCCGAAGGGACGCGGACGACCGGGGGCGCGTGGGCGTGAGCGGGTCGTCGTCAACCGGCAACCTCTTCGGCGAGGACAACACGCCGATTGGCTGGAGCCGACAGCAACCGGCGCAGCGCGAGGCGAACCTCACCCGTCGCATGCGCGTTCTGCTCGCAGCGATGCGCGACGACGGTCGCGCGCTCACCTCAGTACAAGCCGCCGACCTCTTCGGCTGCACTCAGGTCGAACTCTCGAAGCTATGGCATGGCGGTCACGTCGACCGTCGTGCGATCCCCGGCGGCTGCTATACATGGGCCGCGACCGTCAACATCACGAAACCGAAAAGCGAAGGGCAATCGCATGCAGAATCCGACGACGTCACGACGAAGCCTCTGGAATAAGCACGGGCGAGGCGAGGAAGGCGCGGGCGCGCGCGTCGAGTCGGGGCGCGACGTCGCGCCCGAGATCCCGCACGGCGAGGGCGACAACTTCACGCAACGCAGCGCGGCGAGTGTCGCCGCGATCCTCGGCGGCGGACCCGGCGGCCCGTCCTTCGGCACGCTGCCGGTGCCGATGCACCGACGCATTCAACTCCACAAGAACCTGATCGACATCTACGTCGGCGACAAGCTCGCGCAGATCCAGCCCGTCGTCTTCGACGCGCACGGGATGCCGTCGGTCGTGCGCTGGACAGTCAGCGACCTCGACGAGTCGGACGCGTACGAGGTGCGCATCGCGGAACGCGGCGGCATACGCCCGCGCTTCTGGCTGCCGTCGAACGTCGCATCGGCGCTGCGCGGCGAGTTCCGCTTCGCGTGCTCGGTCGCTGGAACCCCCGCGTCGTCTGCCTCGTACGTCCGCCACATCGGCCCGAACGAGTTCGCGTTCTCCCCGGCGCGCGGTCGCGTCATCTCGCGCGGCTCGCATACGGCGACGATGCTGAACACCGTCAAGCTGCGCGGCGGTATCGTCGCGAAGGTCTACACGACAGCGTGGTCGGGCAGCGGCTCGGTCGAGATGGTCGTGCGCCTGCTACACGCATCGAGGCAAACTGACGGCGGCGAGATCGAGCGGTACGCAGTCGGAGCCGATTCGGTATCGGTCAGCATCATCGCCCCCGACGGGCTCGCGCTCGCCCCGCAGTTTCCGTCGCCCATCGCGTGGCGCGGTGTCAGGGACGTCGCGCAGTTTCCGTCGCCCATCGCCCCCGACGGGCTCGCGCTCGCCCCGCAGTTTCCGTCGCCCATCGCGTGGCGCGGTGTCAGGTACGTCGCGATCATCGACGGCGCGACCGGAACCGTTATGCCGCCCGGCGCGCAGATCATTCGTCGCTTCACCCTGATACACGGCCACGACGAGTCGTCGAACTTGCCGACGTTCTGCGCCGTGCAGCCCGACACAGTCGACGTACTCGACAACGAGGACCAGAACCAGTCGGCGTCGTGGACGTGGACCGCGACGAACGCGTACTTCGCGCAAGGGTTCCGCCTGCCGATCGGCTCGGTGCAGACGAACGTCGGCGCTGACCTCGCGCGCTTCTCCTCGGTGCTCTCGTCGGGCTTCGCCGACGCGTACCCGATCACGACCGACGAGGCTGGCGGCGTTCACCCGTACGGCCCGAAGTACGGCGGCGGTACCGGAGGCGAGGGCATCTACTTCACCGACTGGTTCGACTCGCACGTCGGCTACAAGCTCGCGTGTCTGAAGCAACGCATGAAGGCCGACCGGCAGTGCGACCTGTACGTCGACGACGACGGCAACCCGATCACGTCAGCGGGAATGGACAGCGAGATCGCGATCGAGTTGTCGGGCGGCGAGAAGGGCGACGATGATGGGGCGTATCGGTCGATGCCCGACGGCCAGAAGTTCAAGAGCTACGACCGGCAGCACGACCGACGATTCACGAACGAGTGCGCGCAACTCGCGTGGCTGACGGGCGACGCAGCGTCGATCGACATGCTGATCGAGCACGCGTTCAGCGGCACGCTCTGGACGAACGGCCACCCGCACGGTCGACTCGCTCGACTTCAGGAGCATACGACGACCGACCCCGCCACCGGAGCGCAGATGGGACGCGAGGACGGCTGGCTATGGGACACGGTCGCGACCGCAGCGCAGCTCCTTCGGCCCGGTGACGATCGCCGCGACGTTCTCGCGGACTTCGCGCGGAACGCGGTCGAGGTCGTCGGCAACGCGATGACGTCGACATGCACATGGTCGGCCAAGGCGAACAAGATATTCAAGAACGAGCACCGCGCCTGTCAAGCGTACGAGGTGCGCATCGGTGAGCACGGGCTACGCGGGCTCGCTCGCGCGTTCGCGACCGACACCGATCTCGTCAACGCATGCCACGACACGATCTTCAAGACCATGCTCGCGATGACCGACCCCGACGGCCCGTGGTGGCTCGACGGCGAGGTCGACTCGAAGGGGCGCGAACGCTTCGGCATCATCTCGCAGGCAGCCGTCGCGTCGTGGGACGGCGAGACGGCGTACGACCCACAGCCGACCGAGGCCACCGGGCCGACGCCAGACGGCTCGACGTCGCCGCGCTTCCCCGACTACAACGTCGGCACCGAGACGTTCCAGGGCGGCAACTCGTTCGCGTTCGCCATGCGCATCGCGATCGCACGCCGCGATCGTCAGGCGTACGCGCAACTCTACGAGGCAGCCCAGACGATCTACGGCGTGGGCTTCCGGCAGGTACACCCGAAGAACGGGGCCGAGCTGATCCAGTTCGCGCAGGCGATCGAGGCCGGGCATATCGAGGGGCCGGGGCAGGGGACCGAATAGGTGCCGGTGACGCTATAACCTCTTGGATCCTTTTCCTCCTCACGCGCGCGCGCGTGGCATCGACCAGCCGGGCGACCAGCCGCCGCACTTGCAGCGGCGTCCCTCGCGCCGTACAACGGGCTCTCGCGGCTCCGGGCGGGCGACGGGGCGTCTGACACCAGAGGAGAATAGCGATGGCTACAGCGGCAGAGGTTGCGCTCACGGGCGCGAATGCGATCCCAGGTCGGCATACGTTCAAGAAGACGTTCGCCCTTCAGTACCCGAACGGCGACGCGGTCGACCTGACGCCGTACTCGGCGAACGGGCTCGAAGCCGAGTTCAGGCTCGACGCGAACAACGCGTCGAAGGTCTTCGACCTCGCGGGCGCGGGCGCTCAGGCGGGCTCGGACGGTATCGACATCAGCGGCGACGCGACGCTCGGGCTGATCGAGATCACGATCTCGGACGCGACGACGGAGATCGCTCAGGCCGCGCTCGTCGAGGCCGGGGTGTACGACGTGGTCGGCCTGACCTCGGGATCCACGCCGACGGTGAAGGACCGACTGATGCAGGGATCGTTCGAGATCGACAACGGCGTGTCGGACGTCACCTAGTGAGCGACCCGACGCCCGCTGCGCGGGAGGAGATCGCGTACGCGCGAGGCATGGCGCACGGCATGGAACTCGCGGACGCGTTCCGGCGTGGCCCGCAGTGCGGGCAGAAGCGCGCGCAAGCGATCGAGAGCCTGAAGGCGTATCGACTCGCGCTCGACGCCGTCGTCGAACCGGGGGCACTACAGCGCGCGAGACGGGATCGTCTGCGCGATCGGCTGATGACGAACGCGATGGGGATGTAGACAATGGACACCTTCCAGATCACGCCCGACGTCTCGCACGGCGTCACGTCGATTCGCTGGTCGTACGTCGAGGCGTATCGCGGGCGCATCGAGGAGTCGTCGGGCGAGACGCTTGAGCAGATGGACGCAGGCGGGTCGACCGCGTACGACTGGCTCTTTCGCGTCGTGCATCGCATCGACCACGGCGGCGGGTGGGACGACCACGAAGGCGCGGCTGAGTGGATCGAGCGCGTGGCCGTCGACGAGGACGAGGCGTAGCCTTGAATCGCCTCGCGCTCGTTCTTCTCCTGATCGGCGTCACCGCGTGCGCGTTGCCTTCGCTCACGCTCTACGTCGAGAGGGGCGGCGGGACAATCTCGCGCGCGGGATCGAGCGCCGGTCAGTACGACACGGAGCAGACGACGGTCGGCGGTGCGCTCACGTTCTCGGCACCGTCGCGCTTGCGCCGATGGGTCGAGGGCGAGGGCGCGGACGATCACGACGTCATGCGGCGATGGCTGCGCGACGTGATCACGGAAGCGACGCACGACGAGATCGACGCGCACACCGGGGCCGGTGGGGGCAGTCAAGATGATACGCGCGGGGGTGGAGCCATCGGCGGCGACGCCGACAGCGATTCGCGTATTCAGCATGCGCCCATTGGTCCCGACCCCCCGCCCGACGCCGACGAGCCGTGGTGGGCCGGGATGCTCGGCAAGATTCTATCGGGCGTGGGCATGGCGCTGATCGCGGGGTTCTGGTCGTGGATGGAGTACAGGGGATTCAAGAGGCGAAAGGGATCGGATGTCGAAGACGGGATCGAGGTCGCGAATGACTAGCACGGGGAGAAGGCACGCATGAGCACGACACCGACGACGCCGACGCCCGCACCGCTCCCGTTCGCGGAGGGGGCGAAGCCGACGGCGACAGTGCAGCAGGCGGAGGGCGCGACGGTCGCAGCCGCCAAGCCGCTCGGCGTTGGCGCGACTGTCGCGACGTACCCCGACGCGAACCGCGAGCGACCGAACGTCGTGCTGATCGTGCTCGACGACATCGGCATCGACCTGCTGTACACATACGGCAACGGGTACGGCGCGAACTCCGTCGACGAGAACGCGTGGACGTCGGGCGACTACCTCAAGGACGGCGGGGCGGATGCGGTCTACCCGTACACGCCGACGATCCATTCGCTCGCGTCGTCGGGCGTGGTGTTCTCGCAGGCGCGAGCGATGCCGGTCTGCACTCCGTGGCGCGCGTCGTTCATCTCGGGACGCTACCCGTCGCGTACGGGCATGACGTGGGTGATCGGCGGGCAGGTCGAGTACACGGTCGCCGACGGCAAGATCGTTCCCGGCCAGTCCCTCGTCGTCGGCGCGGGCGGTCAGTTCCTCGGCGACCCCGATCACAAGTACGAGTACAGCATCGCCCGCCACATGAAGGCGAAGGGATACGAGACGTCGATCTTCGGCAAGTGGCACCTCGGCGTGGGCGACGACACGATGACGACGAACGACTCGCCCGACACGGTGATGCGCAAGCTCGACGGCAGCGAGGGGCCGGGCTGGGAGCACATCTTCACGGGCGTGACGACGGACGGCTCGACGGCTGTCGGTCAGTTCGAGAAAGGGTTCGTGCTGTGGCAGAACCCGAAGGGCTCGCCGAGCCCAGGCATTCAGCCGGGGCAGCCGGTATTCGAGGGTCGGTCGACAGGCTACGACAACTACACGTCATGCACGAAGGAGACGACGACCTCGACGAAGGTGATCGAGGAGAACGTCGGCGAGGCGCAGTGGCTGATCAAGCGCACGTTCGACGAGATGATCGACTACGTCAACGGCGACAACGGCGAGGGGACGGGCAACTGGACCGGCGCGAACAAGCGCGACATGACGAAGCCGTTCTTCATGTACTGCCCGGCTAACGCGGTGCATTCGCCGTGGTACGACGGAGCGCCTCGCGCAGACGTCACGACGCCCGAGTTCCTGAACAGCGACGAGTCATGGCTCGCGGGAATCAGCGGCGGGATGCTGGAGTCGTTCGACACGCATCTCGGTCGGTTCCTGACCGGCATGTCGTCGGGGGTGCGCGACAACACGATCTTCATCATCACCAGCGACAACGGCACGTCGCAAGAGATCATCGACTCGATGCGCGACGGCGCGGAGGTCGACGACGCCGACCATCCCGACGGCGCTGTGACGGCGGGCGACTTCGCTCGCACGTTCGGCGCGACGATGGAGGCGGTTCACGATCACGCGCGAGCGGACGGCGAGGCCGGTCGGCAGCGCAGGTACAAGCGGTCGTGCTACGAGATGGGCATCCGCGTTCCGCTGATCGTCAACGGGCCGGTGCGGTTCGTGCGCGGCAACAATCGCAAGTGCGACGCGCTCGTCGATCTCGGTCCCGATCTGCACCAGACGCTGATCGAGATCGCTGGCTCGAAGGTGACGGACATCGTGACGGACGGTCGCCCGGTCGACGGCACGTCGCTGCTCCCGGCGATGCGGACGCTGAACTGGAACTACGAGCACGGGATGGGCAACGCGATCGCGTGGGCGAGCGGCGTGGCCTTCGCGATCAACGCGCACACGAAGGGCGCAGACGGCGAGATATACGTCGCGCGCACGACGCACACGTCGGGCGCATCGAGCGAGCCGGGCGTCGGCGCGAGCTGGCGCACGGACTGGAAGCACGCGCCGAGCTACTCGATCACGGAGAGGCGCAAGCAGTCGTTCTCCGAACTGGTGATCCCGACGGGCGACCCGACGCTGAACACGACGACGAACCTGAAGGACGAGGGATCCGATACGAAGGTGCGGTCGCTGACGATGTGGGTCACGGACGATCTGTACACGCCGCCCGGATCGGGCGACATCATCGGGCTGTTCAAGCTGATCGAGCGGAACGGTCTGCCGTCGTCAGGCGCGACGGGCAACGCCGCCAGCCACACGGATCAGAACGGGCGGGCGTTCTACAAGCTGCGCAACGCAGACGGATCGACGACGGGCGACGCCGACCCGTGGGAACTGGCGACGGACACGACGCCGGGCGGTCAGAGCATTCAAGGCGTGCGAACCGACGGGGCAGCGACGTATCGGCAAGCGTTCGGCGTCGTCTTCACCGCGCTTGGAAACCTCAAGGGCGACATGAGCGCGAACGACTGGTAAGGAGAACCGATGGCAATACATGCAAGGTCAGAGACATCAATCGCGGGCTTCGTCGTGAACGGCGAGCAGCACCGCGTGATTCATTCCGCAGCGTACTGGGACAAGCCGCCCCGCGAGGGGCAGCCGAAGCCGAAGCTGCACCCGGCTGCGGGTCGCATCGAGAAGCGCGACGGCGACGATTCGTGGCTGACCGTGTGCTCGTTCGTCTACGGGCAGAACGGCACGCTCAATATCCCGAGCGACGTGCTCGCGGCTCTGATCGGATCGGTGAGGCTAGGTTGAACAACGCGAACGGGAATGGGCAGCCCGAGTCGAACGGGAACGGGCGCGCGCCGAAGAAGAAGGCGAGACGCAAGGCGGCGAAGAAGCAGAAGACGATCCCGACGCCGAAGAAGAAGAACGCGGGCGGCAGCACGACCGCGCGTCGCAAGCGTCAGCTCAAGGAGGCCGCTGCCGACGCGGGCATCGCGATCCCCGAGAAGCCGACCGACCCGCGCTTCGTTCGCGAGTACGACGAGTCGCCGATCGTACGTCAGTACACATACGGGCGCTGCACCGCGAACTCGAAGCAGACGAAGATGAAGGACGGCACGCCGGGGCGCTGCCGTCGACCGGCTGGGCCGAGGGGCGGCGTCTGTTACTACCACGGCGGCGTCGCAGCGAAGGGGCAGAAGCCCGCGCAGCATGACGGCGATTCGAGATGGGGGCGCTCGATGGGCGAGCGCGTCGGCGTGGCGTACGAGGCCGCGCTCGACGACGACGAACTCGTCAACCTGCGACGCGGGCTCGCGACGCTCGACGTCGTCGTCCAGAAGGCGATGCAGCGCATGGACGAGAACGACACGATCGACTGGCGCGAGGCCGTGGCCGGGAAGGTGCGCGAGCTAGTGAGCGCGGCGTACCTCGACAGCGGTGCGAAGGAGATCGAGAAGGAACTCGACACGCTGCTGCAACGCGGGCTCGATCACGATCGGTCGATGGATCGGCTGGTCGATACGGTGACTCGATTCCAGCAGGGCGTTGAGAAGTTCTGGTCGATTCAGATTCGCGGGCACGAAACGATGACGACCGCTCAGGTGGGCGCGATGTTCCGCCGTATGATCGGCGTTCTACTGAGGGTATACGGAGATGACGCAGAGCGCGGGATCGTCGAGATTGATCGAGAGTGCATGGGGGGACGCCTTACGCTCGCGGATACCGAAGCTGCTGGAACCGGCGCGGAGGACTGAAGACCCCGAGCGGATCTGGTACACGGAATACCAGGGCCGCGAGCTTGAGTTCGCGAAGGAGCATCTCGGGCACAAGCACGCGCGCACGGGCAACATCACGCTATGGGAAGGCGAGCGCGCGATCATCAACAGCGTCTTCGCGAACAAGCTCACGATCGTTCGCGGTGCGCGCGGTACGTCGAAGTCGCACGCGGCGGGAGCTGTCGCGATCCCGACGTTCTTCTACACGCGCCCGTCGACGATCCTCGTCACGGCCCCGACGCTCGATCAGGTGCGCGACATCACGCTCGCGGAGACTTGGAGGACGTTGCGCGGTGCAGCCGATAGCACGCACCTGCAAGGCGTCACGGGGAAGGACACGATCACGATGCGCGCGCTGCGTCTCGACGACGAGCACAAGATCGTCAGCATCGCGTCGAACAATCCGAAGTTCATGAAGGGTCGACACGGCGGGCTCGTCGTACCCGGTGACGCGGACGCCGAAGACTTCAGCGAAGAAGACCTCGAATGGATCGAGGCGATGGACAACGTGAAGGGCGACCGCGAGCTGTTCCTTGTGATCGAGGAGGCCGAGAGCGTGCCCGACGAATCTATGCGCATGCTCGAAGGCATGATCGCGAAGAGCAACGTCAAGGTGCTCGCCGTGATGAACCCGTTCAGGGGCATGGACGAGGATCACTGGAGCGTTCGAGCGTGCAAGCCGGGGAGCGAGTGGCACTCGATCAAGCTGTCGCTGTTCCCCGAGGAGATGTTCCCCGACCCGGTCCCCGCCGACGAGGTCTTCGACGACATCCCGTACTACATCACGTCGCTCGAAGCGCGCAAGGCCGCGCTGAAGAAGTACGACCCGACCGACCCGCTGTTCCTGTCGGACTACCTCGGGCAGTTCGGACGCGGCGACGGCAGGAACAAGGTCTGCCCGCGCGCGTTCCTCGAAGCCGCGCTCATCACCCGCAACCATCCCGAGGGGCCGCGAGGTCCGCGCGCGGCGTTCGACATCGGCGAGACGGGCGACCCGAGTGTCGGCGGCGTCGGATGGGACGGCACGCTTCTCGCGAAGGAGGAGTTCCGCGCTGACAGGGAGGACCGCGAGATGCAGGTGACGATCGCGACGTGGATCGCGTCGTGCCTCGTTCGATGGGGCAAGGAACTCGGGGAGCTGTTCCCCGATCGCTGGGACGGTCGACCGATACCTGGGCAGCGCACGTCGGTCGACTGCTCGGGCATCGTGGGCGTCGGCGACATCCTCGCGTCGCGTGGCGTGCTGATCGACGACGTGAACTTCGGCGCTGGACCGTCGGGCTCGTACAGCGACCTGACGGCTGGCGTGTACTTCAAGAACCAGCGCGGCGAGATGCACTGGGTCGTCCGTCGCGGATTGCAGGAGGGATACTTCCGCGTGCCCGAGGAGATGCACGACGTCTGGGAGCAGGCGACGTGGGCGGAGTTCAAGCGCGACATGGGTCCGCTCGGCCCGCTGGTTACGATCGAGAAGAAGGAGGACATACGCGCGAGGTACAAGCGGTCCCCCGACGACTGGGATATGTTCATGCTGCTCTGCCGCGAGGTCGACAGCGACGGCATGTTCGCGACGATGGGCGCACCCGCGCAGACGACGCACGGGCAGCCCCAGCGCCAGTGGAAGAAGAACAGGCGCACGGGCAAGTACCTGCCCGGTTCGAGATCGTTGTGAAGACGAAGCGACCGGCGCGCCCCGACGACATCGACGTGATCGACCACGACCGGATCGTGAAGCGCGTCGTGCATCAGTTCTTCGCGTGGGCGCTGCACGAACGCTATCGGGTCTGCTTCGATCGCGACGACCTCCTGCAAGCAGGTCGCGTCGGGCTGATCGCCGCGAAGGACCGATGGGATCCGGCGCGCGGTGCGTGGACGACGTGCGCGTACTGGCAGGTGCGCGGTGCCGTGTGGGACTTCATTCGACACGCGGCGGGGACACCGGGCGGCAACCAGTTCCACGCGACCGCGCGCGTGTCGTCGCCCGATCGTGGCGACGACGAGGGCGACGACTTCTTCGCGACGGTCGCGCAGCCCGACGCCGATCTCGAAGACACGACGTACGGCGTCGAGTTCCGCGACATGATCGACCGCCTGTTCTACGGCGTGAAGCCGCGACATCGGCACGCGGCGTACGAGCACATCGTGATGGGACGCACGCTGGAGTCGATCAAGCACGACGACTGCATCGGCGTCGTGACTCGCGAGCGCGTACGCCAGTTAGTCGAGAAGGCCAAGGACGGGATGCGGGCGAATGCGAAGCGCGCCGGGTTGGGTTATGCTGACGTCGATGATGGCGCTCACACGTTGCGGTGACTCCCGAGTGTGACGGGCGGCGGTTGGGAGTGATCGTCGCAGAAGGAAAGCCGCCAGACGCCCCCGAGGACCGCGAAACCTCGGGGGCGTCTCTTCGTCGTTCGGCGAGTGCGCGTCGATTCGCGCCGACGTACAAAGTTGAAAAAACTTTACCGCTTACATTCGGCGCGTACTCGACGAACCGCGAGTCGCAACTTCCCGTTCGAGCCCAAACCGCAAAAGTGAAAAGTGCCCAAATGTTATAATGGGTTCAGAGGCGCGGGCGAAACGGTTCGCCCGACGCACCACCACTTTGACAACACGAAAGAAGAGAGACATGACTGCGAAAATTACCTACCCGGTGAAGCAACGCAAGAAGGATCAGACAGGACTGACGTACGCCGGTCGTCACGAAGATGGTCGCTACATCTACGAGTCGCTGTCGGTGATGCGCGATTGGACACACGTCGCACTGACGCACGATCAACGCGTCGGGGTTGCGGTGTGTCGCGCGATCGCGAAGGCGATGGACAGAGAGTCCCGCATCTATCCGATGACCCGCGAGAGCGGGAACCTCGGGTACGGCACATACGGGCGTCGGCAGCTCTGGATCACTCGACCGCAGTTCGGCTCGATCGGCAAGGCGTACCTCGCGGGGAAGAAGCCCGTGCGCGACGCGACCTTCAAGGTCTACGGGCTCCGCACGTTCGCGCATGAGATGGGCCACAACGAGCAGCGCCCCGGCACGAAGCCGCACGGCCCCGAGTTCGACAAGGCGCATCAGACGATGCGCATCCTGATGCGCAAGGCGCTCGCGAAGGGCTGGCCGAAGCTCGACATGCGCAAGCTGCGCGACAGCGCGACGCCCGGCGTGACGAAGCGCAAGGCGAAGGCTCGCGTCGCGGCATCGAAGGCGGCGACGTCGACGCACGACCGATGGGTCGAGAAGCTGGCCCGCGCGAGCGCGCGTGTCGAGCGCTACGAGCAGGAGGCGTCGCGGGTCGAGAAGTTGCTCGCGAGGGCGCAGCGGGACGTACGCAAGGCGACAGGCTGGGCTGCGCGCACTGCCGGATAGAAAGAGAAGCCCCCGACTCGGCGAGTGCCGGGCCGGGGGCTTCTTCGTGCCCGCGCAGAAGTCGGGCTCTACTTCGCGAGGTCGACGAGCGCGAGGACCGCGACCACGCCGAGCATGATCCAGATCAGGATCCTGAGTTGCGGCGGTATCGGGTCGCGCTCCGTGTGCCCTCCCTCGGGTCGACGCGTCAAGCAGCGTTCGCTTTGGCGGCTGCGGCAGCCGCGTCGATCTTGCCGTCGCGAATCCTCGCGGCGATGTCTGCGAGTTCAACTTCCATCGCACCGCTCTCGACGTTCTCCTTGCGGAGTACGGCAGCCGCCGCCTTGAGCACATCCTCGGACGAGCCCGCCGTGTGCATCGCGCCGACGGATCCGAGCACGCCACGGATGACGGCGGCGGCGTTACCCTTCGCCGCGCCCTTCACCGCGCGCCTGATGTTCTGGCGTCCGCGCGGAAACAGGAACGGCAGGACGAGCGTCGAGGTCAGGGGGATGAACGGCTTGAGTGGTGCGGGCACGAACGGGGCGATCGCCGAGAGCAGCGGCACGGTCGCGTTGTCCTTCGCGGTCGTGAACGCGGCTTGCACATCCGCCTGCTCGGCGGCGGCTGCTGCGATCGCGGCCTCAAGCTGTTCGAGTTCCTCCATGAGCTGAACGCGCTCCATGTCGAACGCGAGCGAGTTGCCTGACGCGACGGCATCCTTCAACCGCTCGGCGGTCGCCTTCGCTCTGGCCTCGGCTTCGTCTTGCAGTACGAGCGCGGCGTCTCGCGCCTGCTCGGCCTGCTCGATTGCGGCGATGTCTTCGGGTCGCGCGATGTCGTTGAGCTTGCAGGATGCGAGCGGCATCAGGAGCACGATCGTCGTGAGTAGCTTTCTCATTCCAGTCCTTTCGTGAGCACGCGCATGATGGCGCGCAGGGTTTCGTCGTCGGTGATCTGCCCGTCGTCTCGTAGCTGCACGATCTGCCGGATGCGCTCGACGACGACGGAGGCGGGCGCGCGGATCAAGGCGCGACCCCGAGGAACTCGCACGCCTCTTCGTACTGCGTTCGCGTCACGATCTGCACGCCGCCGAACAGATAGTCACGGTCGCCGTTCTCGACGCGACGGTGCTGCGTCAGGATGATCGCGTACGTCTCGGGATGCAGCACGCGCATCGGTGCGGTGTAGCTCGGGATGACGTGCCCGGCGTCCGACCACGCGTCGAGTTCGTCTTGCGTGAACTCGTCGCGCCACTGACGGAACGGCGGCTCGCCGTGGTCGATGTACGTCAGCCCGTTCTCGAACACGCGACGCTCGAAGCCGAGCCCGCCGCCGCTGCCCTCGTACGACTGCTGCGGCCCGAAGCTGAGGCGGTACTCCGCAACGTGGCCCGGCCTTTTCACGACGTCGACGAGCGTGCCGCGTTGCTGCCAGAAGTGATCCCGCGCCGGATCGGGCGCGGACATCGGCAGCGCCATCGTCGCGAACGCGAACAGGGCGAGGGTCGTCGGGGCGAATGCGCTGCCTGCTCTCATGGCGCTACCTCTCGATGCTGTAGGTGATGGTCGCGGCGGGCGTGTATATCTCCCCGCTGTGCGCGGTCGTCGGCGCGGTGCGCTCGAACGAGAACTGCAACCCGAGGAAGTCGGGGTCGGCTGTCTTCAGATACGTCCCGGCGTCGATCGTGATCGTCGCGACGAAGAGTTCGTGCGCGGTGTTCGGCACGACGAGATCCGTGACCAGAACCGTTCCCTCTGCCACGTTGACTGCGCTGCCGATCTTGATCGCGGTGACGTCCACGGCGAACGAAACCTGCTTGCCCGAGACTGATGTATCGGGCGCGAGGTATAGCTTGATCGTCGCGTTCGCCGCGCCGTCGAACTCGTCGGGAAACATGAAGAGCCCGTTGCACTTGTCGCCGAGGGTGAACGACTCGACGACGGCGTCGCCCGACTGGCCGATGGACGTGCCGCCCGCGCTCCACTGGTAGCGTCGCATGGGCAGGAGGATGGTGCGTGTCGTGAACCCGTTCAGCTTGTCGCGCGTTTCGCTGAGTGTGTCTTGAGCCGCGATCGTTTCGTATGTCATCGGTCCCTTTCCTCGTTGTCGTTCGCCATGCGCAGCAGCATCGTACGCATCCATGACGACAGGGTCTTGTTCGGTGGCACGACCCGCGCGAGTTGCGCGAGTTCGCTGGACGACAAGCGTATCGAAATGAGCTTGTCCCTGATGCTACTGTCGTCGAGCCTCGGCCTGCCCGCGCTGCTCTGATTGTGACTATCCAAGGGCACCCCTTTCTGAGTAGACGAAAAGCTGCGCGCTACTGGTTCGCGTTCTAACTTTTGTTCGTGGTCAGTACCAATCGCAAGCGATGGAACCGTGCGAGCGTCCCGAAGAGGGGACCGGCCCCCGGTGGGCTCAAGGCGAAGCTGATCGACGCTGGCGGCGGCAACGGCGGGGGGCTCGTCGCGCCCCGCTTCTTCGACAACGACGGGAACGCGCTGTTCAGAAAGAACGGCCCCGGTCGATACGACACGACGATGCTGAACGGCGGGGAGACTGGGTTCTTCGACTCGGGCATCGGCTTCGCGATCCGCAACTCGCTGGGCGACAAGGAGAAGGCCGAGAAGCCGTTCGAGGAGAACGTCTGGATCCGGGCCTGCGCGAAGGCGAAGCGCGCGGGGTTCGGCCAGCTTGAATTCAAGCTCTTCCCAGGCGACCCGCTCGACAAGGACATCGAGGCGCTCGACGATCACCCGATCCTCGAACTGCTGGCGGACCCGAACCCGATGCAGACCGAGGCGGAGTTCTGGCGCGCGCACGCGACGAACTTCCTGCTCGACGGCGACGTGTTCTGGTTCCTGATGGACGACGACGGTGAGCCCGTGTCGTCGAACCGCGACGAGATGGTCATCACCGATATGCCCGATCAGATCCTGATCGTGCGCGGCGATCAGGTCGAGCACAAAGTCGACAAGCTCGGCATGCCCGAGTGGTTCAGGTTCCCGCTCGGCGGCAAGGGCAACTCGATCCAGTACAGCGAGGTCTTCCATCGCACCGAGGTCGTTCACTTCTGCGACTACGATCCCGACAACCCGGTGCGCGGACTCGGCGACGTGAAGGCGCTGTTCCGCGAGGTCGACCTGTACTTCCAGGGGATGCGCTACCTCGACAGCTCGGTGCGCAACGGCGGCGACCCCGGCGGCTTCATCATCTTCGACGAGCGCCTGACGTCGGGTGAGCTTCAGCGTCGACAAGACGAGGCCGACGAACAGTTCAACAGCGACGACGCCGGTCGGTACAAGCTGCTCGATCGCAAGGCGAAGTTCGTGCCGAACACGACGAAGCCGAAGGACATGGAGTACATGAGCATGTTCGAGTGGACGCGTGACGCGATCTGCTCGGGGATGGGCGTGCCGCCTCCGGTCATCGGCGTGTACACGGACGCGACGTACAACAACATCGAGACGGCCCATCGCGAGATGTGGACCGGCCCGAACGGGATCCTCGCGTTCGCCGACCTCACGATCGACATCGTCCAGCACAAGTTCATCGGTCGCCTGTCGCCGCAGCTCGGAGAGTTGCGAGCGGTTACGCTGCGCGCGACCTTCGACTCGTCGAACGTCAAGGCGCTGCAAGAGGACAGCAGCGACAAGCTCAAGGTCGCGGCGGATATCGCCGCGCAGGGTGTCGGAGTCTCTTACAACGAAGCCAAAGCCGAACTCGGCATCGAGGCTGAAGATACTACAGAGGGCGGTGACACCCGGCTGATCTCCGCGAGCCTTGATGTTCTCGAAGCCGTTGAAGCTCAAGGTCCGGGGCGACATGCTCCCGCGCTGGCGGCATCGACGGACTTCGGGACGTCCGCACAACTGCGCCTCGGCGACGGCGACGACAACGCGTTGACGTACGGGCTCTCGATAGAGCCCGACCCGAAGCTGCGCGCGCGCATCAGTTCGTGGCTGGGTGCGTTCGAGAAGGCGCAGATCGCGAAGCTGCGCAAGATCGCGTCGAAGTCGAAGAACAGCGAGAACGCGGGGCTGTCATTGACGAAGCGCATCCTCGCGTCGGACCTGACCGAAGACGACATCGAGGCATTACTTCTCAACGAGGAGACGTGGGCCGAGTCCCTCGATCGCAAGACGCGAGCGGTGATTCGCGATCTGTTCGAGGAGGCGCTGCGCCAGACGGCCCGCGACCTCGGGGCGATCGGCGGCAACTTCGTCACCGTCACCGATCCGTCGGTCGTCAACTTCCTCGCGTCGCATCAGGTGGCGCTGACCGAGGGCGTGACCGGTACGCTCGCGAAGACGGTTCGATCGAATCTGCTCAAGGGCCTCTCGTCTCCGGGCGGCAAGAAGATGCTGCTGAGTGAGATGGTGCAGCGATCTCTTCCGAAGCTCACCGAGAATCTTCGTCGAGTGTTCGGAACGAAGGAGGCTCGCGCGAACGCGATCGCTCGCACCGAGACGGGCATCGCCCAGAACGGCGCGCGCTTCACGCAGATGAAGGCGAGCGAGGTCGTGAGCGAGATCGAGTGGCTCGCGGTCGGGGACAACGTGACCCGCGACTCCCACCTCAAGGTACACCGCACCCGCGTGAAGCTCGGGAGCAAGTTCTCGAACGGGCTGCGGTATCCGCATGACGAGAACGCGCCCGCTGGCGAGGTCGTCAACTGCCGCTGCGCGTTCCGCGTTCACAAGTTCACGCCGCTCAAGTCGGCGAAGAAGAAGGCATAGATCATGGCATACATCTCGAAACGCTGGTTCGATCTTGCGAAGCGTTACGCCGCTGGCACCGCGACCCGCGAAGAGTTCGCCGACATCCCCGTCGAAGAGGCGCTGAAGATTCGCGGCGAGTCGGAGTTCGTGAGGTACGCGAACGTCTCGTACGTCGCGCCGAAGTCGACCGCCGACAAGTTCAGCGACCCGATCCGCTACGTCATGATCAGCGAGCACGCGATCGGCAACTTCAAAGACCTGCCGCTACGCGACGGCATGGACTTCTCGCAGTTCCGAGATCGCGGCGGTCCCTTCCTGTTCATGCACGGCAAGAGCGCGATCCCCCAGCCGCCGCTCGGGAACGTGCCGAAGGTCGTGAAGGGCAAGACGCCCGACGGTCACAAGGCATGGCTCGGCGACGTGCGCTTCACCCCCGAGGGCGACAACCCGTTCGCCGACATGATCCACGCCGCCGTGCTGAATGGCTCGATGCCCGCCGGGTCGATGGGCTTCCGCATTCTCGAATCACGCCTGCCGAACGGGCGCGAGGAGAAGCAGTACGGCGTCGACCAGGGGTCGATCGTGTACGACAAGACGCGCGCGACGGAGTTCAGCGCGGTCGACGTCGGTCGCGACGAGAAGGCCCTCGTCATGTACGGCGAGTCGGACGAGGACGCGATGTCCCGCCGCCGCAAGCTCAACGCGACGATCGCTGAGTGGCGCGAGGCTGGCGTGTACGACGAGGAGATGATTCAGCAGTTCATGGATCACGTCGTCGGCTGCGAGTCTGACGACCGCTTCCAGATCACGCTCGGCGGCGGCGAGTGGTACGCGATCGACGAGGGGGGCCGCGTGATCGAGGACGAGGACGACCTCGACGACGACGGCAGCGAGAGCTTCGACGAAGCCGAGGCGGAAGCCTTGAGCGAGGACATCGCCGCCGACGAGGAGGAGATCGCGTACGAGAAGACCCCGGTGGCCGAGACGCCCCAAGTCGCGGTCGCGCCCGTGACGAAGATCGACGGCGGCGTCGAGCGGGTCGTCGAACTCGCCGAGGAGCTTACCGCTCTGCTCGACCGCGTCGGAGCCCTCGAAGCGCGAGTCGCTCAGGCCGATCCGCTGATCGAGATGTTCGGCCTCGACGACGTCGAGGACGAAGAAGAAAAGACCACCGATGTCGCGCTCGACGAGCACGGCGACGGCGAACCCGAAGGCATCGACGAGAGCATCTACATCGGCCTCTTCACCGACGAAGAGATCGAGGCGCTCGCCGACGCCGAGTAACAGGCATTCCGCCGAAACATCAACGAAGGAAACAGACATGACTCAGGTCACACTTCGGGCGAAGACCCGGAAGCAAGCGGAGGAGCGCCTTGCCAAACTCGTCGGCGCTGCCGTCGAGAACGGGCTCGCCTCCCAGTCGGAGGCCCTCACGGCCATCAAGGTCGGCATGGAGCAATACGACGAGCGCCTCAAGGCCGTCGAGAAGAAGCGTCGCCGTGGCATGGTGCCCGGCTCCGAAGACGCGACGCATGAGGGACAGGAGTTCTCCGTGGGTCGCATCACGAAGTCGCTGCTGCACGGCGACCGCAGCCTCGCTCCGATGGAGTGGGAGATGTCGGACGCCGCGCGCGGTGAGCTTGACGGCGAAGAGCGGTACGCTCAGGACACGACCGTCGGCACGAAGGGCGGCTTCATCGTTCCGAACGCCGTCTGGCACGACAAGTTCATCGAGAAGCTGCGACCGCGACTCATCACCGAGAAGCTCGGCGCGAACACGATGGACAGCGGCGGCGTGAGCGTCGTCGAGATCCCGATCGAGACGAGCGTCCCGACGACCGAGGCGGTCGCCGAGAACGCCGCGCCCGCGACGACCTCCGAGATCGCGTACCAGAACATGCGCCTCGAAGGTCATGCGGCGGTGAGCTACCTCAAGGGGTCGCGCAAGTTCTTCGAGCTTGGCGTCAACGCCGAGTCGCGCATTCGCTCTCGGATGCTTCGCGAGATCGGCATCACCTGGAATACCTGGGCGCTCAAGGGCACCGGGGCGGACGGTGAGCCGCGCGGTCTGGCGAACTCGATCCCGTCGGGTAACGGCGTGGCCTTCGGTTCGCACATCGCTGGCGCGAACGTGCTCGCCTCGTTCTACGAGGGTCTGCTTCAGATGGAGGAGAAGGTCGCCGAAGCGGAAGCTCTCGACGGCGCTGTCTCGCCCGGCTGGGCGATGGGCCTCACGGTCAAGCGCGCGATGCGCTCGATCAGCTCGGAAGCCACGACCGGCGTACACCTGACCGTCCCGCACAAGATCTTCAGCGAGGGCGCTGAGACTCAGGTGATCGGCTACCCGTTCGCCGCGACGTCGCTGCTTGACAGCACGGCGACCTCAGACCTCATCTTCGGGGACTTCGACTGGATGACGATCGTCACCTTCGGAAACCTCACCCTTGAGATGACCACCGAGGCCGACGGCACCTTCAAGGCGCGTCAGGCCGCTCTGCTCGCGGCGATGGAAATCGACGTCGCGATCGAGCAGCCGACCGCATTCTCGTTCGCAACTGGCCTCGACGTCACCGGCATCTAGTCAGACCTCGACGACCTCCAACTCTTCAACGAAACAGAAACTAAGGAGCTAACTCATGGTCCGCACAGATCCGGGCTCAACAAGGAACGTCCGCGCGTCGATCTCTCCCCAGGTCATCGCGCTATCCACCGAGGTCGAGGGCGCAGGCTTCTCGACCGTCGGGTGGCGGCGCTGCATGGTCGTCGTCACGACGGGCACCGTCGGCGCATCCGCCGACGGCACCCTCACGATCGAGATGTCGGCGACGGACGTCGACGCCGCGTACGAGGCGAACCCGATCGCGGGCGCGTCGATCACCGTAACGGCGACCGACGACGACACGATCTTCTGGGGCGTCATCGACCTCGAACAGCAGCCGGAGTTCATCCGCGCCGTCTACAACTCGGGGGCAGGCGGCACGACCGCTATCAGCGCGTCGTTCGTGCTGTCCAGCCCGAAGGATGGCTCGGTGGACATGACGTCCGCGAACGACGCGACGTTCTCCGTCTGATCCGATACGCGACGCGGGGGGGGCGAGTGCTCCTCGCCCCCCCCGCTTTTATCCACCCGCATACGAAACGAGGATAGAAGCACATGGCGACACGAAACGACAACGGCTTGCCGAAGGCTGCACTCGGCATGAGCTACAAAGTGCGCGCAGGTCGAGCGGTTCACTTCCCCCGAGCGTGGGGGCTGTTTCCGTCCGAGACGTGCTGGGCCGCTGCGAACCAGATCATCATCGTCACGAACGACCTTGAGCGATCGTCGCTGGACGACGAGATGCACAAGGTCGAGGTGATGTCGTCGGGGATGCTGAAGGGTGCCCCGCCGCCCGTGAAGCCGTCGCCGAGCGCGGCGGCTTACATGCGCGACAAGCTGCGCCACGCCGTGGGCGATCCCGGCATGACGCCTGAGGAGGCGCTCGCCGATTCGGCCCCGAGGCAGGCGAAGAAGAAGAGCCGCAAGAAGACGACGAGCCGCATCTCGGCGTCGGCGGCAGCCGCCGCGTCGGGCGCGGAGCCGGAGTCGGTCGACCGCTCTCCAGAAGGTGGTTCAGATGAGTGACGACATCAAGCGCATGAGCGAGAGCGAGCCCGACGGGCCGCGCATGCCGGAAGGCATCGCCATGATGCCGTTGAAGGTGAGGCGCGGTCGTACCTTCGAGTGCGGCGGGCGCAACTTCTCGCCGGGCGAGTCGATCCCCGAGGGCCACCCGTGCCGCGTGTCCCACAGCTCGTACCTGACGCACGACTTCGGGACGCGTACGGCGTCGCCAGCGCCCGTGGCTGCCGCCGTGTCGCCTCCGGCCAGCGAATCCGACTCGGACGACGGGCTCGATCCTGAGGCCGACACGAAGGCTCCCAGGGGCGCACGCGCCAAGCGGCGGAAGCGCAGCGACGACTGATCGCGATGAACCTGACGAACCCGCTTCAGCCCGTCGACCTCACGACCCCCACGCGAGTCAAGTCGCTGCGGGGCGCGGACGCCGTCGCAGACACGTCCGACGACACGCTGATCGCCCAGCTCATCTCGTCGGTGTCCGCGCGGTTCTGTCGCGAGACGAACCTGCACGGACTGATCGCGTCGAGGACCGAGGTCTACAAGATCAACAGGTTCGCGAAGCGGCTGACCATCGACGCGAAGCCCGTGACCGCGATCTCCGAGATCAAGTATTCGTCGCACACGGACTTCACCGACGTCGCCGCGCAGGCGACGACGGACTATGTACTCGACGTCGTGAACGGCACGGTCATGCTCGACTTCGAGACGAACTACGCGCCGGGTTATGTGCAGGTCATGTACACGGGCGGGTGGGGCACCGACGCGGCGAACGCGATCTCGAACGAGCCCGAGCTTGCCGAGAAGTGTGACATGCAGGTCGGCTACACGTTGTCACGTCGTCGCGCGCTCGGAGGTAGCGTCAACTCGGGCGCGGGGCAGAACGCAACGTACACGGGCGAGTTCGGGCTGCTACGCGAAGTGCGGGATCACCTGCACGCGATCGCGCGCGGGGGTGGCTTCTAGTGGTACGCGCCAGCTACAAGGACAACTCGAAGAAGATCTCCGAAGCGATTCGTCGTGCGCCGAAGAAGCTCAAGATCGAGATGATCGCGGCGATGGAGCGACACGCGCTGTTCTTCGAGGGCGAGGTGCTCAAAGGGTTCGCACGCGGCAATCGTATCGGCCCGTTCCGCAGGACGGCGTCGGTGACCAAGCTGGGCATCCGATCGGGCACGCTGTCGCGCTCGCTCAGGCACAAGATCATCGGCAAGGACGGGCGCAAGCTATCGTCGCTGCGCCTTCGCATGACCGTCGGCAACGCGCGTACGCCGTACGCGCGTCTCGTACATGACGGCTCGAAGGGCCTGCCGGGCGGCGTGATCAAAGCGCGACCGGGCGGTGCGCTCGCCATCCCGCTGCCCGATAACCTCACGCCCGCAGGTAACGTCCGATTCAAGAATCTCCGTAACGTGTCGAACACGTTCATCACCACGTCGAAGGCTGGCAACGCGATCATCGCGCGCAAGGTCGGTCGGGGGAAGAAGAAGAAGCTACAGTACCTCGCGATCCTGAAGGACGAGGTCGAGGTCCCCGCGCGCCCGTACTTCGTCAACGTGTTCAACTCGCCGAAGGTCCGCGCCGACGGCGAGCGTCGCTTCCTCTCCGCCGCGAACCGCGCGCTGAGGAACATCGAGGGGAATCGCCGTGGCTGATTACGCCTTCGACACCTGCTTTCCGTTCCCGCTCACGACGACGATCGAGCGCGCGACCGTCGGATCTGATCGCGCCCAGGGATTCGCAGCGAAGCGCGCGGTCTACGAGCGCGGTCGTCGCCTCGTCGAATGGTCGGGCGAGGTCGGCGAAGGATATGCCGACTACATCGTGCTCCTGCACAAGCTCACGTCGGGGGGCGTCAAGAACATCGACTTCACCGCGCCCGATACTGGCGACTCGTTCGAGGTCTGCTTCGCCCGTCAGCCCGACATTCGTTCCACGAAGTCGGGTCACGGCAAGGTGCGCCTGTCGTTTCAGTTGGAGGAGGTGCTGTAGTGGCGTGGCCCGCAGATACGTCCGTTCAGCGAACGATGCTCGACGCCCTCGTCACGCGCATGAAGTTGATCGACGGCGTCGCATATAAGACGAACGTCGCGAACCGCGTCCATCTCTGGGAGGGCGAGGCGATTATCACCGGCACCCCGACGCCCGCGATCTTCATCGTGCCCGGCGAGGACAAGTCGGATCACCAGGAATGTTATGGCGCGGTCGCGCACGACGTCGCGATCGCCTGTATCGGTATCGTGTCGACGGCGGGCGGCGAGACGTGGAAGACGTCCCTCGCCGATCTCATGAAGGACATCGCTCACGCGATCGAACTCGACAACCAACTCGCGCTCACGGCCACATGGGTCGAACCCGACCGCGAGGATATGTACGACGAAACCGACGGTGTCGGTATCGGTCAAATTCTTGTGACGGCGCATTACCGTCACTCCACGACAGACCCGTCTGTCAACGCCTCGTAGAAGGAAACAACATGCCGCTTTTCACAAGTAAGAAGCAACTGGCGATCAAGGCGGAGGACGTTGCGTCGGTCATCCCGGCGGGCTCGATGACATCCGCCGCGAACGCCACGCTGCTCCTCAAGAACGCGAGCCTCGTACCCGAGATCGAATCGCTCGAACAAGAGTTTCTCCGCGACGGCTTCACGCCCTCGCCGAACCAAGTCGGAGCGAAGACAGCCGTGCTCGACGCGACGTTCGACCTGAAGGGGACATCCGGCGGCGAGGTCGCCGATGGCGCTCCGAACTTCTCGCCGCTGCTCCAAGCGGCGATGATGGTCGAAGAACCGCTGACGATCTTGACGATCGGTGCCGTGAGCGGCACCGGCCCATTTATCATGGGCGAGATCGTAACGGGAACGGCGGGCACCGGGCGCGTGCTCAAGGAGTGCCACAACGGAGAGACGTCGCTGTACATCACGCCGATCACCGGGGCGATAACCAACGGCGCGCTAAGTGCGCCGAGTGGCGCGGTCGCGACGAGTACGAATACGAACTCGGTGGGCGGCTTCGCGTGGACCCCGACGAGCGTCGTCGAGCAGTCGATGACGGTCGTCGCTGCCGTGTCTCCCGAGCCCACGGCTGGCGACACGTTCCGAGGTGTCGACACTGGAGCGATGGGACGCGTGAGCGAGGATCTCGCGGCTGCCGGGACGACCCTGAAGTTCCTGCCGCTGAACAACATCGCGTTCGATAACGATGAGGTGCTCGAACTCCTTGGGCCGGGCGCGTACGACGCGACGTATCAGACCGTCGGGGCCGCGTCGGCGCAGACTTACACGAAGGGGCACTCGCTTTCCTGCCGACTGTACGAAGACGGCATCGCGACGACCGCGAAGGGCATGCGCACGAATTGCTCGTTCAGCCTCGCGGTGAACCGACCCGCCGAGGTACAGGTAACGGGTCGCGGTGCGCTCGACGCCGTCGGCGATGTCGCGAACATCTCCGCCGTGTCGCTCGACTTCACGACCGCGCCCGTGTGGAACTCGGCGGTGATGACGATCGGCTTGCCCGCGAAGACGACGACCGATGATGACTATGCGCCGTGCCTTGAGGCGCTGACGTACGACTTCGGCAACGAGCTGAACGACGTCTTCTGCGCGTCGTCCGCGACGGGCTTGCGCGAGGTCGTGACCACGGGACGGTCTGGCACTGGCACGATGGACCCCGAGGCGACGCCCGAGTCGGTGTTCCCCTGGGTCGGCAAGTGGCAGGACGGAACCCTCGCGAACTTCGATGTCGAGGTCGGCACCGCGCTCGGCAACAAGTTCATCCTGACGTGGCCCGCGCTGCAAACTACTGGCGCTCCGGTCACCGACAAGAACGGACGCATGGCCCGCTCGATCGCGTTCCGCGCGACGGGCGGCGAGCGCACCATCACCGACGACAACGAGTTCACGTTGCTCTACTTGACGAGCGCATGATCCCCGGTTCGTAACGGGCGACGGTCGGCGTGCAAAGACGTCGACCGTCGCTTCGCTCTCTTCAAAACTCTCACCCGCAAGGAGATGTTCAATGGTTTTCGCAGTTCGCCCCGAGAAGGGGTTTCGGTGGGTATGCTCTGACGACGAAGGCGTCGACGAGGATCGGCAGACGTGGTTCCTTCTCGATACGCCCGATCACGCGACCTGCACGCGCCTGATGGATTCGATCAGGATGTCGGGCAGCCTTCATCAGTTTGCAGTCGGCTCGCGTATCGACCTGCTCGTTCGCGCGTGCCTCGTCGGCATCGACGACGATCATCCGATGACCGACCCCGAAACCGGAAACGCCGTCGGCTTCGAGACTGACGCAGCCGGTCGAGTGTCGGACGATACGCTCTCGCGCATACCGTGGCCCGTCAAGCGCGAGATGTCCGAGGAGCTTCAGTCGCGCGTACTCGTCGTGGCGTCCGACGTGGAAAAGCTCGCGCCGTCCTCAGAGGATTCGTAGAGCGAGGCTTTCCCAGATGCCCGACCGAATGTGGAGGCAGGCGCGCGGACGCGGAGAAGCTACCTGCGGACATGCAGACGACTCGGGAACGCTGGGGATGCGACGCGCCCACGGAGACTCCAAGATGGAAGATCACCTGCACGTCGTGTCACGGCGCGAGGGTGATCGTCTCTGGGGACGGCGACAACACGACGACGGAGATGTGCGAGAAGTGCGTGCCGCCTGGGAATCCCGATGCGCCCCCGACGGGGTTCGTCTACATGCACCGATGTCCCGGTCACTACAAGACCCCGGAGATGATCGACGGCGCGAACGCGTACTCATGGCTCAAGCGGTCGAACGAGTTCCCCGTGGCTGGCGGCATGGAAAAGCAGAGCCCGACGTTCATCTCGCTGGTCGAGCTGTTCGAGTCAGAGCGGTCGCAGGTGCAGCTCGAAGAAGACGAAGAGCGCGAGGCGTCACGAAAGAAAGCGAAGTGACCTGATGGTCAAGGCATCGACACGGCTGGACGTCGAGATCGCGATCAGGGATCTGTCGGGCAACACGCTCGGCAAGTTCTCGAAGAAGCTGGAAGCGACTGGCAAGAAGGGCAGACGCGCGTTCAAGGAGATCGAGACGGGCGCGAAGTCGGCAGCCGTCGGAGCGAGCACGGCGATGGGCACGATCGCTACGTCAGCGTCGACGGCGAAGACGGCTGTCGCGGGGCTCGGGGCCGCGCTCAAGACGGCGGTGCCCTTCCTCGCGATCGCTGCCGTGCTGCGCGAAGCCGCGACGGCTGGCACCGAGTTGTCGCTCTCGCTCGCGGAAGTCGGCACGCTGATCAACGCGTCGGCGGAAGAGTCCGAGCAGATGGAGGAGGGCGTGCGTCGGTTGGCGTTCGCGATGGGCGTCGCGCAAGCCGAAGTCGCGAAGGGTCTGTATCAGACGATCTCGGCAGGAGTCACCGACGCGACCGATGCGCTTGAGTTGCTCGAAGTCGCGACGCGGCTGAGTGTCGCTGGCCTCACGACGGTCGACGTCGCGGTGGACGGGTTGACGTCCGTGCTGAACGCGTACGGTCTTGAGGCGTCGGACGCAGCCGACGTATCTGACGTCTTCTTGAAGGCGGTCTTCGAGGGCAAGACGACGACCGGCGAGCTTGCGTCTTCGATCGGTAGCGTGCTGCCGCTTGCCGCGCAGCTTGGCGTCGACTTCGCGACCGTCGCGAGTGCGATCGCCGCGATGACCGCGCAGGGCATCAACACGAACGAGGCGATCACGAAGCTGAACGCCGTCTTCATTCAGTTGATCAAGAGCGGCGACAAGATCGACGACCTGTTCCGCTCGAAGCTCGGCAAGGGCTTCGACCGCGCGAACCTGTCGGGGCAGGGATTCGCCGACACGTTGCAGGACATCTTCATCGCACTCGATGGCGACACGACTGCGATCCGCGAGATGCTGGTCGAGATCCGTGCGGTTACGGGCTTCCTTGCCCTGACCGGCGACCAGTCGCAGCTTCTGTCCGACAAGCTCGCGTCGCTCGACGATCGCCTCGGGTCGACAGCGCAGTCGTTCGATCGCATCCAGCAGTCGAGCGGCAAGCGCGCGCTCGACGCCCTCAAGGTGTTCGGCAACGTGCTCGCGACGGTCGGCGAGGGGTTTCTCGACACGGTGTTCTTGACCGTCGACGGCGTGAAGGCTCTCGCCGAAGGCATCTCGATCGCGACGAGTGACACGCTCGACCTCGCGCAGGAACTGCTCGGCATCGACGAGCCGACAGAGCTGGCCGCTACGACCGAGGGCTTGATCCGACTGGGCGAAGCTGCCGGGTTCTCTGCGGACGAAATCTCCGACCTCGTCACCGTGATCGCGACCGTCGGTCAGGAGGATCTCGGCAGGACGCTCGCGATCAAGTTAGAGACGAAGTTGGATCAGACGGGCGTGCAGGACTTCGGCGATGCGGTGGACCGCCTCTTCGACACGGTGCAGCTCGACGATCAAGAGATCGTGCTCGAAGTGCCCGTCGTCCCCGACGTTCGTGCCGAAGTGTTCCGCGAGATCGGCGAGCACCTTCGGACGACGCTCGCAGATGTCGGCGACGCGCTGCCTGAAACGCAGGTCGCATTCCTCGGCGGGCTCGCTGCCGAGCTGCGCGAACTCGCCGCCGCCACCGGTGAGCTTGACGGGCCGCGACAAAAGCAGCTTGACGAGTTCGTCGCGCGCTTCGAGAAGCTGACGAAGGTCGGCGCAGAGTTCGACAAGGACGCGCTGGAAGCTCTCGTCTTCGATCTCTTCGACTTCTCGGACGCCGACATCGGGGTCGGCATCGGTCCTAAATTCAAGGACTCTCTTGAGGTCGCGATCAAGGACGCGAAAAGGCGCGGGCGCTTCGACACCGCGATCGAGCTGACGGGAAGGCTGAAGTTCGACGAGCGTCTCGCGAACGACTTGATCGTCGTCGGCGAGGATGGCGTGAAGCGCATGCTTCAAGGGTTCGATCAGGGGGTCACGAAAGAGGGTAAGCGATTCCTGACTCCGATCTTCAAGGTCGTCGAGGCTGGCGCGAAGATCGTCGGAGATGATCTGGGCGAAACGATCAAGGGTAGGTTGCTCCCGGTTCTGTCGACGTACGGCGATGGGATCCTTCGCTTGACGCAGGACTTCGGCACGCTAGGCGAAGAGGGCGCTTCGAGTTTCAACGAGATCAACGAGGCGGCGAAGGGCAACGTCGACGGGGCTCTACGTCTCGAAGCTCTGCACGCGCAACTGCTCACCGGGCTCGACAAGGAACTCGCGCTGATCGAGGTGCTGCGAAAGAAGAAGCTCAACGGGATCACGGAGGAAGTCGCAGCGGGCAAGCTGCTGATCGAGCAGAGCGCGAAGTCGACGGACGAGAAACGAAAAGACCTCGCGAAACTTCAGAAGCAAACGGACGAGGTCGCCGCTGCCGAGCTTGCGATCCTCGACGAGCGTGCGCGCAAGATCAAGCTGCTTCAAGCCGACGCCGCCGTCAAGCTCAAGGCGGGGTTCGACGACGGAGAGTTCACCGAAGGCGCAAATCGCGCAGCCGCGTCGCTCATCGGCTTCATCGCGAACATCGGGCTAACCGTCGCCGAGCTGAAGGCGATGAACGACGCCGAGATCGAGGCCGGTCGCGTGCTCGACGTTTATAGCTCCGCGCTCGCGAACGCGCGCCAGCTTGAAGCCGATCTGACGAGCGAGTACATGGGATCCCGCGAGGCGTTGCTTCTTCGCAACGAGGCGCAGGTCGCGGCGATCGAGGCGCAGCGCGCAGACATCGGCGACGAACTCGCGGGGCGTCAGCTTAGTTCGCTCGCGCAGCGTCTCCTCATCGACCTCGAACGCTTGCGCGTTCACGAAGAGGATCGGGTCGTCCAGCAGGAGATCTCCGACGAGGCAGAGCGCGTCCGAAAGATCATGGAGGACGGCACCTTCGGCGAGGGCTTCTCTGAAGGTATGCGTCAGGTCGGCGAAGAACTCGGCACCGCAGCAGAGCGCGGGGCAGATTTTGCCCGCGACATCGCGGGCGCGACCGCGAACTTCGGCAGCAACTTGGGACGTTCGATAGCGGACGGATTCGAGGACGGCAGCGCGGCCCTTGAGGCGTTCACCGCCGACCTCGCCGCGCTGGCTACCGAGGAGCTGACCATTCGTCTCCTCGGGAGCCTGGGGCTTGGCGTCGACGATGCCGTGGAGGTCGAGCAAATCGCCGCGACCACGTCGCTGACCCTGGGTATCAGCGCCCAGACGACTGCCACGATCGCGCTCACCACTGCGACTACAGCCCTCACGACCACTATGGCTGCTGGCTCGCTAACGGACGACGGCGGATTCCTGTCCAGCATATTCAGCGCAGCCGCCCTGGGTGGTCAAGCCGGGTCTGCCGCCGCTGGAGCGCCCGCCCTCCCCGGCGTTGACGTACTGCCCCCGCAGTTTGCGGACGGCGGCGTCTTGACCCGTTCGTTCGCGAGCGGCGGCGTCGTGAGTCAGCCGACGCTCGGGCTGTTCGGCGAGGTGCCCGGCAAGTCTGAACTGTTCGTTCCGCTGGAAGGCGGCGGCGTCCCGTTCGCGGGGCAGGACGAATTCATATCTCGAATCGCCCGCACCGTACGCGCGGAAGTCGGGAGCACGGCGAACGGAGGTGGAGGCGGCGACAACAATGTCTCGTTGAACTTCGAGATCACGTCGCCCGATCCTGAGCGCGCGGGCGACGCGGTTCTTCAGCGCATGCCCGAGATCGTCGCGGGCGTCGCTGCGAAGCTCATCGACGGCAGCAGCCGCGATCTAATCGAAGGCGTGCGACAGGCGGCTCGGGGTTGATATGCCTGGAGTGAACAACATGGCTCTACTCTTCCCCGATCAGATACTTCCGACCGGCGACACGTTCGCGGCGACCGCCGAGGACTACGGGGATTCGCCCTCGCTCTACATGAACATGCTGCCGTGGAGGATCGACGGCGCGACCGGATACCTGACCGCCGCCTTCCAGGGATGGGGCACGCTGCACGACGCCTATCAGGCGTTCCCTCACCCGGTCGTCGGCATGATGGGGCGCGCGGTGTTCCACCCGAGCGAGGAGTCGCAGCAGACGTCGGGTCCGGGCAATAGTGACTGGATCTGCTGGACGCTCGCGCGTAACGCGGCGACGGTGATGCAGGACGTGAACGTCGCGATCGCGCCGAACCACTACATTGCAGAAGGCGATCCGCCCGACGGTCACCTGAAGGGATACGGTATCTGCGCTCGCGTTACCGGCGGCACGCTCCTCGATCCGCCGACCGACTCGTCGCCCGTGAATACGAGCGCGGACGATGCGGTGCTGTACGACGTCAACGGGTACTTCTTCGTCCACGTTGACAAGCGCGCCGGTCAACCGCGCAGGCTGTGGCTACTGAAGGTCGTCAGCGGTGCGGTGACGTCGATCCTTTGGGATCACAACGTATCGCTGAACGACTACGACGACGACCTGCTGAACAACAACGTCAACCACATTGGCCCGTTGCGCATGACGTGCGAGGACATCACGGGCGGCACCGAGGTCGAGATCAAGCTGTACAAGACGGACGACCGCAGCAACGAGATCCTCCTTGGGACGGTCGTCGATTCGTCGTCACCGTTCACGGGCGTCGGTCGTTGCGGATTCGGCGCGGCGTGCATGCACAACGCGGGCAGCGACACGTCGGCCATCGGCGTCGACTGGTTCAAGATCGCACCGCTGAGTGGTGCCGTCGTAATGCGCGATATCTTCAACAGGTGGAACGCATACGCCGGTCGCAACAAGTTCGACGATGAACAGACGCCGGTCGCCGCCGTGACGGGGCGGTCGCTCATGACGGCGTGGTCGGGTGACGGTCAATCGAAGACGGTCGGCCCAGGCTTCTACGATACGATGAAGCACGACAACACGGCGGACGCGATCACCGTCGGCATCGACATCACCGCGCAGACTGGTTCGCCTCATTACGGCTGGTATGTATCGTCGCGCCCCGCGCTCGAAACCGGGCAGCATCGCAAGATCAACTTCAAGCCGATCTCGGGCGAGGCCGGTGTCGTGCGCGAGTTCGGGGTCGCCTTGCGCGTCGGCTTCAGCGGGACGAATCCGAACTTCCGTGGCGCGGTTTCCAGTAACCGCTCGGGGTACATGGCGTGCGTCGTGTACGACAATGGCGCGTCGCCCGTGTGGCTGCTTGAGATCAGGTTCTACACGGGCAGCCCGAGCAACACGTCGCCCGCGCCAGTGATCGTGCTCGCGACGTTCGACTTGTCGTCGGCTGGGCTCGCGCTCGGCACCGCGTTCGACGTCGACTTCGAGGTGCGCAACTTCAACACGGACGCGAACGGGCTCGGAGGCAAGGTCGCGATGAAGTGCATCGTCAAGGCCACGACGGCTGCGCTCGTCGTCAACCCGCTGGTGTCGGGTATCGAGGTCATCGGAGACTGGCTGTACGACTATCGAACCGAGGCTATCAACGTGGGCTTCGGCGAGGCGTTCTACTTCTTCGCAGACCCGCATGGAACCGCCGACCTGCTTGAGATCAAGCACTGGACCGAGGAGACGTTGACCGATCCGCCGCTGATCGGTATCAACTCGCAGGCGTCCGTCGCGATGGCCGGTGAGACGGACAGCAAGTCGGGCACGCTTGCCCTTCAGCTTTCGTACGAGATCGAGACGTCGACGGCGTTCGAGCATTACCGGCAGGAACTCGAACTCGGTCACAGATTCTTATTCCTTCGCTGGGCGAGCAAGCGTCGCCACTGGTCCGTCAACATGAACAAGGACTCGGCGGAGCGAGCGACACTTGTGACGTTCTTCAACGATCACAACGGGTCAGAGATACCGTTCGACTGGGTACATCCCGAGACGGGCGAGGCGCTCGTCGTTCACTTCCTGAACGACAACCTCGCGCACACGTTCCTGCGACCCGACGCGGAACGCGCGACGTTCGTGCTTGAGGAGCTGTTCGCGTGAAGAGCGTCTCCCAGGTGACGACGCTGCACGCGCGCCAGTTGAAGAGCGAGGCCCCGTTCATCTGGCTCTACGAGTTCGAGGACGCGAGCGACCCGACGAAGCGATACCGGATGACGAACAGCACCACGGCTGTCAACTTCGGTGAGGACGACGACGGCGTGCCGATAACCTACTCGCCCGCGTCCATCGCGCACGGGGGGATCAAGAACGCGATCAACGGCGACCTGCCGACGATCACGATCAACATCGGCAACTCGATCCTGGTCAGCACCGCGATCGACGTCGGCGACGGTTTCACCGGGCGGGCGGCTCGAATCATGATCGTGTCGGAGAAGGAGCTGTCGAACCCGTCGACCGCGATCATCGAGAACGCGGAGATCGTCCGAACGAGATGCACGGCGGACGTCGTCGCGCTGGAGATCGGCGCGTCGAATCTCTACAAGGCCAAGGTGCCGGGCAGTCTCTTCTCCCGTCGCAAGTGCCGATACTTCCTCGGCGGACCCGGATGCGGCTACAACCTTGAGACGATCGGCGCTGCGTACACGGAGTGCCCCGGATACGACTACACCGCGTGCGAACTCGTCGGGGCCGACGAGGTTCTGACAGGCGTCACGAAGAACCACCCGAAGAACTTCGGCGCGTTCCCCGGTATTCCGAAGGGGCGATCATGATGCGCGGACGGACGACCCAGGTGCGAGTTGATCATCTGATCGGCAAGCCGTTCGTGCGCGGAGGAGTCGACGTCGAATCCGACGGCGGTCTGGACTGCGAGGGCGTCGCGGCGACCGTATGCCGCGAGGCCGGGATCCCGTATCGCGCCCACGGCTTCCCGTACAGGCCGCGCATGGAGAGCACTCTCGTCGCCGACGCGTCCGCGTTACCTCCGGGCACGTCGTGGGTCGCGATCGGTGACGATCTCGCGCAGGCGAAGCAGTTGTTCGATGTCGTGCTGTCGATGTCCAGCGACCGTGGCGTCGCGTGCGAGTATCACATCGACATTCTTGTGAACGAGCGCGGCCCGGAGTTCCTGACGGCGACGCAAGGACGCAACGTATTCAAGCGGCGAGGACATCTGGCCCTCGCCCGTCGCGTGATCTGCGTATACCGTCTGCCGTCTCACTTCCTGTCGGGGCGAACGCAGTGATCAACGTCGTCATTCATACGAACCCCGTCAACCGTACCGAGCGCGAGCGGCACGTCGTCGCGTGGCGCGAAGGTCTGACGTACGGCGACCTGATCCCGTCGAACATGGACGGCATCGGTGGGATCGTGCCGTACAGCGAAGGCGCGGCGATGGATCTCGGGGATCCCGTGCGTGACGGAGGCGACGTGGTTCTGGTGGTGAACGCCGGGGTCGAGGCGCTCATCATCAACTTCCTGATCTCAACCGCCGTGAGCTTTGTGATCAGAGCACTTCTTCCGCCGCCCAAGGCCGCGAAGAAAAGAGGTGACGAGGGTTCCCCGACGTATGGCTTCGGCGGCATCGCGAACAGTCGCACCGAGGGCCTGCCGATTCCAGTCACATACGGCACCATGCGCGTCGGCGGTCAGGTCATCGCGGAATGGAAAGAGGTATTCGCGCTTCCCGCGACGACGACGCTGTTCATCCTGATTCATCTCGGCGAGGGTCCGAACTACGCGATCGGCGGCATCACCGAGGACAACGCGACGGACGTGCCGCTGCTGCCGAATGGCGTCGGTATCGCGGCGGCTCCCGAGCTGACGTTGATCGACGGCAACGACGCGACGAACTTCTCGGACATCGAGATGCACGTCCGCATGGGTACGCAGTCGCAGGATCCGATCCCCGGTTTCACGCAGGTGAAGCAGGAGTTCGCCGTGGGGCAGGCGCTCAATTCGACGGAGACGACCGCCGCCGACAACTCGGCGGTTGTGACCACCGATCCGTATGGGACGGGCGACGACGCGCTGTGGACCGAGTACGCGGTCGGCTACACGTTGACCGAGGTGTCAGACAGCTACATCGTTCGGCTTCGATTCCCCAACGGTCTATACAGTCAGTCGGGCGGGGGACTGACCTCGTCGCTCATCGGGGCGCAGGTGCGGTATCGTCAACTCGACGGAGGCGGCTCGCCGATCACGACCGGCGGGCCGAACGGTGACGGGTGGGTTCGGGCGAAGCCGCTAGGACTTGTCGCAGCAGCGCAGAGGTCCGCCTTCGAGATCGAGTTGCGCGGCGACTTTCTCGACAAGGACTCATGGGTCGTGCCGGTGGACGGCAAGCTCCTCAGAGGCGACGGCGCTTCCGGTTCGTTCGCCCGCGCAACTCGCGACGCGAGTTCCACCTTCGAGCCTCTGACGACGTCGCCCGGTAGCTGGACCTTCGAGACGTGGCTGAAGATCCCCGCTGGCGAACTGCCCGTCGACGGTTCCGTCGCGGACGGTGCCGAGTATTTTGTCTGCGGCGACTACGACGATACGCTCGGCGGCGGCAAAGGCATGGGCTGGGAGATTGTGGCGCGACACTACCATGGGCAGCAACACGGCTCGGCTGCGACTCCGATCTACACTTGGAGCTACTGGCTACGCGTCAACGACGGCGTATCGGCTGGAACCCACAACGGCTACAACCAGGGGTTCGTCTGGCCCGGTCAGACGTTCGGTGGGCAGCACCTAAACATCAACGGGCCGTTTCCATTCACCCGGATCAGGTTCGACACATGGCAGCACCTCGTCTTCACGCAGGAGATCGACAACCTCAACGACCCCGCGACCCAGCGAAGGTACCGCGTGTTCCTCGACGGCCAGATGATCATCGACTCGGGCGTCACGTCGTACAGCCTGTTCATGGCGTCTGGCGATATGTACTGGTTCGGCCACCCGAACACCGCCGCCAACAACCCGGCGCATGTGCTCGAAGCCGACTTCGACGACACGATCGTGACCATCGCCCCGAACGGCGGCACGGGCGGGGCGTGGTCGCCCGCGCTGGTTCTGTCGCGTTTCAATGCGCGCCTCGGCGTCGAGGGCGTGCCCGGAACGCAGGCCGGAGTCGGCCATTGGAAGTGGGACGCGGCGGGATCGCCGTCGAGCGAGGAAAGCGTGGGAGGCTTCTTCGGCGACGCGACGTTGAACGGGGGCGTCGTCGCTGGCGTAACCGGCGGGCTGATGTCAACGACCTCATTCGGCGATCGCAGGCGCGGCCAGTATCTCGTCGAGGCGCTTCGCACGAACGTCGACTCGACGCACGCGTCGACAGTCGACGAGGTTGAGGTCGAGGCGGTGGTCAGCGTGCTCGACGTCGAGCTTCGGTATCCCAACTCGACGCTCGTCGGCGTGAAGATTCGCGCGACCGAGCAGCTCAACACGACGCAGCCCGAGCTTTCGTTCTTGCTCAAGGGTCGCGCGGTCCCCGTCTGGGACGGCGAGTCGATCGCGGTGCCGACGATCGCGCGCAGTCACTCGTCGAACCCGGCGTGGTGCGCGCTCGACCTGATCTTGTCGAAGGAGTACGGGCTCGGCACGACCTACAGCATCGACCGCGTCGACCTGCTCGCGTTCCGGGCGTGGGCCGACTACTGCGACGAGGTCGTGTGGGACGGGCGACCGAAGGTCGAGCACACGACGAACGTCGAATACATCCATGACGACATTCGCTGGTTCTCCCAAGGCGTCGAGGCGACCGACCCCGTCACTGGTGAGGTGCGCGGTGCGCTGTGGATGTACATCGCGCGCATATCGCAGACGACCGGGCTGCCGCGCTTCGGCGACGTGCTGCCGGAGGAGTTCAGGATCGGCGGATTCGTGCGCCTTGAGAACTGGCCCGCGAGCGGCGTCGATCTTCTGACGAATGATCTCGACTCGCCCGAGGGTACGGGGTACGAGATTCACGACATCGTGCAGGAGGCGGTCCAGTGGGTTGTCAAGTGCTGGTGGGATCGCACGGACGAAACGGAGCCCTGGGAAGAATTCGTCAGCGGGTCCGAGTACCTGATCGCCGACGGAATCGTCACGCCCGAGGCCGAGGCGAATGGCGCGTTCTACACGACGGGCCAGCACCGCTTCGCGCTCAACGGCATCTTCGACGAGACTCGCACGGCGTGGGATGCGCTCATCGAGATATGTGCGGTCGGTCGCGCGGTTCCCGTACAGCGTGGCTCGGTGATCTCCGTCAAGTATTCGCACCCGAGGTCGCCCGACGTCGAGGTCGGGATGGGCTCGTACATCAAGGGGTCGTTCGAGATCGAGTACGAGGGACCGGAGCAGCGAGACAACTCGATCGACATCGGCTTCCTCGACGCCGACGACCGTCACGAACGCGCGATCGAGATCGTGAATCACAAGTCGATCAAGAACCCCGCGTCGCTGGTCGATCTGCGCAGGGATCAGACCTTCGTCTGGGGAGTCACGGATCGGGCGCAGATCATCCGTCACGGGAACTTCTCGCTGAACGTGAACAACGACCTGATCAGGCAGGGTCGTTTCAAGATGGCCGTCGACTCGATCGCCGTCGAGCCCGGCGACATCGCGCGCATCGCGCACGACATCGTTCCTCGCGGCGTATCCGGTCGGATTCTGTCTGACGCGGCGAGCACGACGACGGCCACGCTCGATCGAGACTTCGTGATCGACGGCGTGTCCGAATACTATCTGTTCATTCAAGTCGGCGAGGCGTCGCACCGTCATCAGGCGAAGCTGACCACGGGCGGCGGATCGTACGCGGCGGGAACCACCGTCACGCTTGACACGACCGGCGGCTGGACGGCGCTGCCCGCCAAGGCCAGCAAGGACGACGCGTACATCCTCGTCAGGAACGGCGACGAGCTTCTCGTCGAGGTGACTAGCACCGAGCAGCTCGTCGACATGACGAAGTCCATTCAGTTCATAGAGTACAACGCGTCGATCTACGTCGACGACGTGGTCGACCCGATCACCGTCACGGAACTCATTCAGAGCGGCGTCGGCGGCGACGACGTCCCAGGCGACGACAGGGTCACGCCCGGTCGCGTGCGAGGTGTCACGACCGACGACAGATACGTCGCCATCCCCGGCGGTGTTCGCGCCGTGTTGTTCGTTTCGTGGGCGCACGACCCGGCGACGGTCGTGCATCACGCGCGGACGAACGTGCTCACGCGAGAGGACGGGGCGCAGTGGGAGATCGCACGCACGGTAGAAGGAAACGCGACCAGCGCGCGCGTACCGCTCGACGCCGCCGTCGCCGGTAGCTCGATCGACGTCGCGATCCAGCCCGTGACGCATCGGGGGGCGTTCGCGATCGCCGACAACTGCGGACGCGCGACGCACACGGTCGTCGGGATCGGCCCGTATCCCGACGTGCCGACGAACGTCGCAGCCGACATGCAGGGCGATCAGGTCATCTATTCGTGGGGGATCCCCGCGACCGCGAACCGCGACACATACGTCGTCGAGATCAGGCGCGGCGGATGGATCGCGGCCCCGGTGGTGTTCGTTTCCCAGCCCGGTACATCGGAGTCTCCGCCGCTGAGTGACTGGTCGATCGGTGACCTGTACTTCCGCGCACGCAATACGCTCGGGCAGTACAGCGAGCACGCGACGATCACGTTCACGCCCGACGTGCTGACGGACACAAGTCGATGGCCCGGCGAGTTCGGCGACAATGAGTGGTCGACCTACGCGAACGGGTGGAAAACCGACAGCGCCCCGCCGACGGGCGATCCCGCGTTATCGAATCTGCAACGTCACGCCGACGGGTGGCTTGAGTTCAGCGCGGGAGTGAGCGCGACGTACACGACGGCTGAGACGGGCACGCGCGTCGCGTATCACAAGAGCCAGCCCCGCCGCTGCTACGTCGAGGCGTCGGTCGCGGCGGAGCAGATCAGTCCGATCCACTGGGGAGCGGCCTCCGGGATGTGGGGCGACCCGCTCGCGGTACGCGCGACGTGGGAAGGCCCGACGCATGTGCTGCCGAACGAGACGGCGAACGCGACGATCGGTATCGAGGCTCGGATCAACACGACCGGAGCGAGCGACGGCTGGCAGGCTTGGCGCGAGTTCAAGCCGGGGCTCTACTCGTTCGTCGACATCCAGTTCAGGATCGTCGCCACGCGTCCCGACACGACGTACGACGTTCGCATTCATTCCTTCCGCACCCGCGTTCGCGTGATCGCCGCGACTCTGCACGACATGACGAGCGCGCGTCGCTTCCTCCTGAACGAGAGCTTCTGATATGGCCGAGCAAGAAGTCGTCACCGAGTCCCTGTCCGGTTCGCCGGATGGTTTCCCTCTCAGCTTGAGCACGACCGGCGCGATCACGGCTGTTCATCAGGTGCCCGCCCACGCGATCGCCGGGCGCGAGTACATCGACGCCGTGTCGCTCAAGCTGTTCAACATCGACACCGTTCGACGAACGGTCGACATCGTCTTGAATCCGATCGGTGGCAGCGGCGGGGCGGAGACGAACGGGACCGTCAAGGTCGTCGTGCCGCCCGAGGGCTACGCTTGGGTCTTGCAGGGCGAACGCTTTCGCCGCGACGTGACGGGTGCCACCTACACCATCGGCGTCGAGCCCCCCGTGGCCGACAAGATCAAGGTCGTCGGCTGGGTTGCGCGCTTCGAGCAGGACGTCTCGGCCTGACGCATGTCATCGAACCTCAGATACCCCGGATCGTCCGCGCCCGACCCGCGCATGATCCCGATCCTCTCCGCCGTGTCCGGCCTGACCGGCGACGACCTACAAGAGTTGCTCGACTCGATCGCGACTGGTCTGGCCGCGCGCCTCGACGTCGACGGATCGACGGCGATGACCGGCGATCTGGACATGGACGAGAACCTGATCGTCGACGACGGCACGCGATCGTGGATCAAGATGAAGGGGCGCGTCGGCGACGAGATCAACAACGCCTCGTTCGCGCAGGTCGACATCTTCAACCAGAACAAGACGGGCTGGGATCCGAACGTCGACTTCACTGAGACGACCACGAAGACCGCGCAGCTCGTCACCTGCAACTTCACGGGCGAGGTGCGCGTCGAGATGAACGTCTACTCCACGTCGGCGGGAACTCGCGTCAGCATCAAGAACCGTCTCGCCGTTGGAGGCGTCGCGAGCTACGGGGTCTGGAACCAGTCGTACCACAGGAACGCGAACGGGCAGGTCGAGAGCGGATCGACCATCAGCGAACGATTCGCCGTCACCAGCGGCGATACGATTTTCCTCCAGACTCAGCGCGACGGCACGACGACAACTTCTTGCACGCTGCTTGCCGGATCGTTCGCCCAGATCGAGCGAGTCCGATAGACGGAACGGACGGAGCCCTTGAACGACAAAGACCTATCGGTGACGGGACTACACGCGAAGATCGACACGCTGTCAGAGGCGCACGCGAATCTCCGAGATGACATGCGCAGGCACGCCGACGACGAGTCGGACGTGATGAACATGATCAGGGGCAACGGCGAGCCGGGACTGTTCGAGCGCGTGCGCAACGTCGAGCGGTTCGCGTCGCAGGCGACGTGGCTGATCAAGATTCAGGTCGCGGCGATGGTCGTCGGCGCGGGGACGCTTGTCTTCGACATGGTGCGGTCGTTCATGTCCCGAGGAGGGTGAGGGGATCACGGGGCGCGCGTCTCGTTTTTGGTAGCGGTCAGCCTCTCTTGCCCAAGGGATGACCGCGACCTTGCGGGTGGGACGCGCGCCTCACTCCCTGTCGGCCCGACCCCGACCCCGACCCCGGCCCCCGACCGCGTCCCTCGCGCGATCGGGGGCCGGGGGCCGATGTGGGCGAGGTCGCCCGCGTGGGCCTCCACGGGCGGAAAAGCCCCCGTATAGGGCCGTGGGGGGTATACGGGGAAACAATCCCCGGAAACCTTGAATGCGGGCGCACCCCTCCCGTATTGTCGCCAGTCCGGCTCGCAGTGATGCGCCCGGCGAGGCTGGCCGCGACGGCCCCCCGAGATCTTTGACAATCTGAAACGCCCACCGGAGAGCAACAGCCGAGGGCAGCCGCGCACGAAAACGCGGCGACGGGAAGAGCGACGGTAGCGCGTCACCTCTTCATCTCGGGCACGGCCCGAGCGACACCGTGAACCCAGCCCCGCGCAGGTCACCCCCCATAGCTAAGGGGTGACAGGTGACGGGGCCTCGGCAGTGCCGGGACAGCCGACCGGCGAACAACACCACCACCACCACGAAGGAGACAGCGATGACCACCACCATCCGCATCGTCAACACGACTACCAAAGTCGAAGACATCCGCGCCGCGTTCCTCGCCAGCCGCCCGACATGGGCCGACATCCCGAGGGACCGACTCGACGCGATGGCCGAAGAGGCTCGCAGCTAGACCACCACCACCACCACCAAGGAGAACGACATGAACACGACCACCACCCCGCTCGCGATCTTCACGATGGGCCTGCCCGGTTCGGGCAAGAGCACGGTCGCGAACGACCGCTACCCGATCGGACGCATGACCGTCATCGACCCCGACCTCTTCAAAGAGGCGCACCCCGACTACGATCCGAAGGATCCCGGCGTGCTCCATGCCTGGAGCAACGACAAGGCCGAGGCGCTGCTTGCCGAGACGATGGCGAGCGGCACCGACATGCTGGTCGACGGCACGGGGACGAACTCGGAGAAGATGCTTCGACGCATGAACGATGCGAAGAGCTTCGGCTACGAGATCGAGCTTCTCTACGTCAAGGTCCCGATGCGGGTCGCGCTTGAGCGAAACGCCAACCGCGAACGAGTCGTGCCCGAGCACATCGTGCGCTCGAAGGGCCGCGACATCTCGACGTCCTTCGAGATCATCGCGCCCCACGCCGACACGGTGACCGTCGTCGAGAACTACTAGAAAGGACTGCCCACCCCGGCCACTCGACAGCGAGTGCGACCGGGGCTGAGGCAGTGCCGGGACAGCCGACCGGACAGGTCGCCCACCATGGCTAAGAGGGCGGCGCGGAAGAGCGACGGTAGCGCGTGACCTCTTCGCCATCACCATCACCACCACCACCACGGATCCGACTGGCCGACTGGCCGACCGGACAGGTCGCCCCCGTAGCTCCGGGGCGGCGTGGAAGAGCGACGGTAGCGCGTGACCTCTTCACCACCACCACCACGAAAGGCAACGACATGACGAACAACACCACCACCACGACATGGGCCGCGACCCATCTGCTGCCGGGACGCCCGACCGCCCCCGCCGACGCGCTCCTCGCGGAGATCGCCGCCGAGCACCTCTTCATCGAGACGCTCGAAACCCGCAACAGCGACTCGCTCGACTTCCACGACGTCGGCGTCTCGGGTCTGCGCGACGCGCTTGCGGCAGCCTTCGAGGCTGGCCGCAACGCGTAGACCGACAACACCACCACCACGAAAGCAGAAAGATCATGCACCAGATCGACATCTCGCTCGACTGCTCCTCCTGGGAGGACGTTGACTACCGCGCCAGGGCCGCGAGCCTCGCGAACCCCGGCGGCTACGTTACCGTCACTCAGGTCTACAGCGCCTGCTGGCTCACTGTCCGCAGCCGTCTCCACCCTCTCGCCCCGAGTGACGCACCGGGCGGATACAAGTTCTACTGGCTCAACGGCAAGAAGCGCAGCTTCACCGCGAGCCAGCGTTCCGCCGACTCTCGCCGAGGTCACCTCGGTCGCTGACATCACCACTTCAAACCAAAGGACACCAGCCATGAACATCACGATCACCCAGCGCGACCTCGCCAAGCTCATCTCACTTGCGAAAGCCGCCTGCCCGTCCGCCCCCCCGATGGGCAACCGCGCTCACTGGAACCCGAAGACCCTCCGCGCACACAAGCTCGTTGAGAAGCTCGAAGCTGCGAAGCAGTCCGCCGCAGACGCGGCACCCCGCTAACGCCCTCACCAACCACCACTCCAAACCAAAGGACCACGACATGACCAGCTCCACGAACAGAACCGAGCACGCCGCGCTCCTCGAACGTGCGCTTCGGGCGCAGGGTACGAGCGTGCGCCCCATCGACACGACGGATCATCCGAGGCGGGCCGGGCTTGAGGGTCCGTTCCAGTTTGCCGACAGCCGCGTGCTGTACTACGACCCGATCGAGGGCCGGTACTACGACGCGGGATCCGACATCTACGTCGACCACCCCGACGCGTAGACCGACACCACCACCACCACGAAAGGCAACGATATGACGAACGAAGAACGCAACGAGATCCTCGACACGATCCGCGTATGCGAGGAGTACATCGAAGACGCACGCAAGCACGCCGGTCGCGGCGGACTGCTCGCGCACATCTTCTCGCCGGGGTCGGTCCGGTTCGCGAAGGATCAGATCGAGTTCGAGCGCGATCGTCTGCGGACTGTCGCCGAGGCCGGTAGCATCTCGACGGGCACGATGAACGTGAACGATCTGGTGCCGACATTCCTGTCCGAGCTTGACGTGCTGCGCGAGCGTCGAAGCCTCGGCCCCGACGCTAACCCGCTCAAGCACGGCAGGGAGGACATCTGGCTCGGCGAGATCGAGCGTCGCGTCGCGACGCACGGCGACGACTACAACACCACGGACGCGTCGGCCTACGACCTCGAAGAGCTGTTCGACCTGCTCGAAGAGTTCGCGCCCGCCGGTCACTACTTCGGGTCGCACGAAGGCGACGGCGCTGACTTCGGCTTCTGGCCGCTCGCCGTCGACTGATCCGCGACCGACACCACCACCACCACGAAAGGCAACGATATGACGAACCTCTACACGGCCCCGAAACAGATCCACAACCGCCTCGACGTGATCGACTCGCGCGACGTCATCGAGCGCATCGAGTTCCTGAACGAACTCGGCGAGGATCGCGACTACGAAGACGACGCCGAACTCGTCGCGCTCGACGGGCTTGAGGCTGACGCCTCGGGCTACGCCGACGACTGGGAGTACGGCGAGGCGCTGATCCGGTTCTCGTACTTCGAGGACTACGCCCGCGAGATTGCGGAGGACTGCGGCATGTTCGACTCGACCGCGACGTGGCCGATGAACTGCATCGACTGGGAGCAGGCCGCTGGCGAGCTTGCGATGGACTACACAGCCGTCGACTTCGGCGGGGTCGAGTACCTGATCAGGTAGTCGACACTCTCACCACCACCACCACGAAAGGCAACGACATGACCACCACCACGAAACGCAAGCCGATCCGCACCGACGAGCAGGGGCTCGCGTATCTCGAAGAGATGCACCCCGACGCGCTCGCCGCGTACCTGACCGGCACCGGCGAGATCGTCGTGCCGACGCCGTGCTACCGCTGCGGCGGCTCGGGCTACGGTCCCTGGTACGTCGATGGCGGGATCTGCTTCAAGTGTCACGGCGCTGATACCCGCAACTCGAAGACGACGTACAGCCCGAAGGCGTACGCCCAGAAGTTGAAGCGCGGCGACACGGCGCGAGCGAAGAAGGTCGCCGAGCGCAAGGCGATCGCCGACGCGAAAGCCGCTGCCGGTCTTTCGTTCCTCGCCTGCCGACCGAAGCTCGCCAAGGCGCTCAAGGCCGATCACCGCATCAGCCGCGACCTCGCCGACAAGGTCGCGCTGTACGGCTCGATCAGCGAGGCGCAGATCGCGCTCGCGATGAAGATCGCGAACGACATCGCGCACCCCGAGGCGACGACCGACGCGCCCGAGGGTCGCGTCGAGTTCACCGGCACGATCGTGTCGGCGAAGGAGACGTTCAGCGACTACGGCACGAACTGGCGCGTCACGGTCAAGGTCGAGACTGAGTACGGCGTCTGGCTCGCCAACGGCAACGCGCCGAGCAGCCTGCTCGATTCGGTCGAGTGGATCCGCGAGGACGAGTACGGCGGCGACCGCGAGCCGCAACTCAAGGGCATGACTCTGACGCTCAGGGCGACGCTCACGCGTTCGGACGACAAGGCGCACTTCGCCTTCTTCAAGCGACCGCACTACAGGGCTGCGGCGTAACCACCACCACCACGAAAGGCAACGACATGAGCAAGGAAACGATCAGGCAGAAGCGCGCGAGGTTCGATCGCACGCAGGCGAAGGGTATCGCGATCGCGAGGCAGGTATCGACGCTGCTGCGCAAGGCGGGCTTCCAGAAGTCGGGGGGATATCATTCCTTCCACTATCGCGAGCCTGGGTATCAGGTTGCCGAGAGCGGCAACGGAACGAGGCGCAAGCCGACCGCCGTCGTGATGTGGTGCAACGCGCCGCACGGCGCGGCGAGTTGGGAGCACGACATGATGGCGGCGATCGCCGCCGACCCGCGCTTCGAGGTCAACGGCAGGAACGTCACCCGAGTCGATCACGCGGTCGAGCACGTTGACGGGTGCGACTGCTGGCGGTGCGAGAAGGCCGCGATCTGAACGGCGGAGTCAAGAGCGACTGCGCGGGGCGACGCGTGACAGACAGCGCGCGTCGCCCGTCCACCACCACCACCACGAAAGGCAACGACATGAAGAACCATGTACACATCGAGCCCGAGTATTATCTCTGGCGCTGCACGGGCAGCGTGTTCGAGACGAGAGACGACG